ATGGGGACGATTACTCAAAGGAAGCGCAAGGATGGGTCCGCAGCTTTTACGGCTCAGATCCGCATCATGCGACAGGGGAAGGCAGTTTATCAGGAAAGCCAGACGTTCGACCGGAAGGCGGCGGCCCAGCACTGGCTGAAGCGCCGAGAGGCAGAGTTGGCAGCGCCAGGCGCGATCGAGCGAGCCAATCGCAAGGGCGTCACTGTACGGGAAATGATCAAGCAGTATCTTGAGGAGTACGGGAAGCTGCGACCGTTGGGCAGGACTAAGGAGGCGACGCTCCAGGCGATAGCTGCGACATGGCTGGGGGATGTGGTCGACCGGGACCTGACTTCCCAGGTGTTGGTCGAGTACGCAATGGATCGCATCGAGAAGGGCGGCGTGCAGCCGCAGACTGTAGGCAACGATCTTTCTCACCTCGGTGCCGTCTTGACGGTTGCGCGCCCAGCATGGGGCTACGAGGTGGATCCGGTGGCCATGGCCGACGCCAGGCGCGTTCTGCGCAAGATGGGAGGGGTTTCCAGGAGCAACGAGCGGGACAGGCGCCCAACTTTGGAGGAGCTTGACACCATCCTTGCCTACTTCGTTGAAATGCGGGAGCGTCGCAAGCAGCAGATCGACATGGTTCGGATGATCGGCTTTGCGATTTTCTCAACGCGCCGCCAGGAAGAGATCACCCGGATCCGCTGGGACGCCATCGACGAAGCACGCCAGGCAGTGCTGATCACCGACATGAAGAATCCGGGCCAGAAATACGGGAATGATGTCTGGTGCCACCTGCCAGATCAGGCATGGCGAATTTTGCATTCGATGCCCCGGCGCGAGGAGTTCGTGTTCCCCTATAACGCGAAGTCGGTCAGCGCTTCGTTTACCAGGGCTTGCAGCTTCTTGGAGATCGATGATCTCCACTTTCACGACCTGCGCCATGACGGCATCAGTCGGCTTTTCGAGATCGGATGGGATATTCCGCGCGTGGCCAGCGTCTCGGGCCACCGGGACTGGAATTCGATGCGGCGATACACGCATCTGAGAGGGAACGGCGACAAGTACGAAGACTGGCCGTGGTTGGAGCAGATAATAGAGGGCCCCACGATCGAGGCCCGGTAGGCGGGAGGGTTAGGATGCACGGCGCAGGGTTCTGCGCCCCATGAGCTTTTCGTGCTCCTCCTTCGCCGTTCTGTGCCGTTCGTCAAGGTAGTTCGCCAGGTCCGTCAGGTGTACGCCACGCGCAGACTTCTGGCTGTTCTCCATGCGTACCAGCGGCAAGTCGATTTCGCCGGCCGCTACCTTCATCTTCATTTTCTCGGGGGTCAGGTGGCTGAAGTAGTCGGCGCAGACGCGTTCGAGGGGAATGATGGCGGCGCCATCGTACTGAGCCATCAACAGAAACAGGGTGTTCATTGGGCGTTACCTATCCCAGCTCTCCGGCTGGGCTGTTCCGCGACCCTTTCCCTTGGGCCGCGGGCATGGATGATTTCAGGTAGGATGCACCGGCTCACCGGTGACGGGACCAGCCTTGGCGGGCATGTGCCCCTGATCCGGTGGGCTTTCGCTGGGCGAAGGTCTGGCCGGAAACGGCGTTCCCGGCAGGATGCCCAGGCGTCGGTGGCGCGTTGGACGATGTTGAGCGCCACTTGCAGCGCCGCCGCGTCGTCTTGCATGCGCATGAGCGCGGTCATCTTGGGCCGGTGCTCGGCACACACTCTGTCGCGAAGCTGACCGGCGGCGCGGCGAACAGCGTCGGCCGTGCCGTGGTGCTGGAGCACCAGGGCCATCACCAATACCACGTCGACGCTGTGCATCTGCATCGTTGTGGTCCGCAGTAGCCAGCGGGGAAGGGCGATGCCTGGTTTCTGCTTCATCCGAAGCACCCCATCTGCCAGGCCGCCAGCGTGCGAAGGATCGGGAATATCTCCACCAGCCCCACCACGGCCAGGCCGAGGGCTGCGATGATGCCGAGGGCGGTCAACGCTCTACGCATCGCGTAGCCCTCCTTGGCTCGCTGCTTGTTGTCTGTAGGCATGATGATGCGTCTCCGGATATAGTGTGGTGGGGCCAGGTTGAGGGAGTTTGTATGAATGGGATTTCGTTGCCGCCAGTTGTTGGCGGCGTAGCGGATATTCTTTCGCTGATTAGTTTTTTGTGACTTTATTTGTTGCCTATCAGACTCGGTACATCAAGAATAATTTTTTCTCTAAAGTTAGATTGAATGAAATGCTCCCAGAGCTTCAGCAGGGGGTGGAGTTGTATATTTTAAGTTTGACTGAATGGCAAGATACCGGAAAAAAGGAGCTTGTTATTCAGAGGTTTCATGCTGTAAGGGGGCTTCTTAAGAATGCTCAGGGCAAGGTCAAGGACAAGGAGTTGCGCGAGGTGAAGTCCCTGCTGGATATGATGCGCATAAAAAAATATCTACTGTTCGAGCGGAGCGTGGCAGAGCTTTCTATTGACGAATGCTGGGAAGTGGCAGGTAGGATGAATGCAGTTGTTGTAATGTTGAATCAGAGGGTGAAGGATTTGAATTGGGTGGGCACGGTATGAATCCTGATAAAATTGAAAAACTGATGATGCTAGTGCTGCGAGGAACTTCTGAGGGTGCGGTTAAGTGGGTCTCCACAAAAGCTCCAGACAGTCTTACTCGGGCTACGGAAGATTTTATTTCAGTGTATCTGGAGGCGGAATACAAGGGAAGAATATTAGCCGTGTACGAGGTTCGCTCGAAGTATTACCGCGACGAAGATGAATGGAGTTGGACTTCGGACGTAAAGTTCGCAGTGGTTCGCGAGGGTGTTGTTGTTTACGAAACATCATCTTATTCTCCGGCATTGCGTCAGCTGTTTGCTGCCGCCCGGCACAATGCTGCAGATGTTGATAAAATGCTTGAAGACTTGCTGGATGACTGAAGAATTAGTTTAGTTTGAATCGCGAAGCCTGCTTCCTTGTTGCGTTTGGTCATCCTGTTTGAATGCGAGTACTTGTGGAGGGGATCTTTTGCCGTATTGGTGCTATGGTATGGATGGGTTGACTCGTGGTGTCAAGAAAAGATATTACCGTCAATGACGGCGCTATTGGAGATAGGGAGTTGAATATCGAAAAACTGCAGGCTGATATCGGAAGTGGGTATACGCAGAAAATCGTGAAGCGGCTTCATGACTTTGCATATATACCGATGCCTGTCTTGGAGGAGATTAAAAGCAATGCTCTCAGTGAGAACTGGGGGAAAAATCTTCAGGCGCTAAAGAAATATCTCGCAGTGAATGTTGCTTGGAGTGTCGAACAGGGAAGAGTTACCTTCGGGGAAGATCAATTTTATCTCACTGCCGGTAGCTTGCAGACTAGATACGGTACGCCTTTGTATCTTGTATTCATGGCCGGAGATGAGGAAGGAAAGGCACCATGGAAGTTAATTAAAGGTGGCCCCCATATCAACGCTCCATCTCTGCCATCTGCCCCTGAGATACCAACTGGGCTACAAATGCCAAAGGGGGCAGAGATTGTGATGCAGCATGATCATATGCTGAAAGACAATGCCGATAGGGTTGAGTTCTTAAAAGATGCTCCGCCTGTTGCTCAGATGTGCGCAATTTCTGGTGCCATACAATGGTCAATAAATAGGAGCTTGCAGCTTCCTTACTGGTATTTTGGAAGCATGAATTATCTTGTTCCGCTTTACTTGCGTGATCGAGAGGATATTACCGCCGCCCCAGATCTGGTGGCTCCTATTCAAATTACCAATGATCAAATATTGGTCAGGACCGTCCTCGAACCACACATGCCTTATTCGAATGCCAGGGTTGGCGTTAAAAGACATGATCAGTTGCCATCTTGGATGTTGAGGACATGGAACGATCACGCTGATGTTGAGGCTAACGGTGAAGAGCAATAGGGATGCTCTGAACTGCTAAGTCACCCTGCAATGCTACGACTGCGCATAAGCCACCCCGTCGATGATCTCCGTTCCGGTGATCGTCATCCCGAGGGTGGCCATGGTGTGTATCTGCGCATCGTAGAGAGTGGCGGGGTGGCGGTTTTCGGTTGGACATGCAGGACGAGTGCCACCTGCGAAGGGCGTCCCATCGGTGATTCCTGCTCCCACTGCAGGCACACGTCCCCGCGGATGGGCTGGACGCTGGAGAGCTTTCGGTCCTCGATGGGCTTGCCCTTGAAGCGGAGGCGGCGGATGTCGAAGTGCGTGGTGAATACTGGATGCGTATGTGCTTCGGGTTCGTCCAGTGCGCGTGGTCAGCGCTCCGCGTTCTCCTGTTGAGCCACGCTCAACCCTACCGCGACCTGCCGTACCCAGATCGGCGTGCTGCTGAGTAGGAAGGTTTCGCCGGCCTCGGCCAGCAGCAGAGTGGTGCCCATCACGCCGGCGATGGCCTCGGCCGCGGCTGGCGGCACGGCGTTGCCGATGCGCTCGCGCCAGTCGCTGTCGCTCAGGCCGTCGAGGATCAACTGTTCTTCCGGGTCCACCAGGCTCTGCAGCGCGGCCAACTCCAGGGTGGTGAAGGGCCTGTGCCAGGTGCCGTCCAGGCTGCGGATGATGCAGGTCAGACGGTCATTCGCGGCCGGCATGCGCGGATCGGCAACGCTCCACCGGCCATTGTCGTGTCTGGCGCTGGCCGACACTGCGCCGGCGGACTGGTCGAACCCGACGACACCGTAGTGCCCGCCGGTCAGGTAGGCGTCGCCCTTGGTGCGATCGAGCACGCGCGGATCAGCGATCGACAGAGCGCCGCTGGCCACCTGCTGGGAGCCGGTGACCGTGCCGGTAGCGCTTCCCCACTCGCCGACGTGCAATTTGCGGCTGCTCGCCCCAGGGTGCCAGTTGTGGTACCTGGGATCGGCAACAGCCTGGCCGCCGGAGCTCGGCGAGTGCCCGCCAGTGATGGTTCCGGCGTGGCTGCCCATGCTGACGACGCGGAACACGTTGTTGTGCCGGACGCCGCCCGGGCGCGGGTCTGCTACTGCGAAAGCACCCTGGCCGGTAGTACTGGCCGCGATCACGGTGCCGGACGGGCCGTCCCAGTCGGTGACGGGGTACTTGCCGAAGCTCTGGCCGCGGGGATCGGCGACGGAGTACGTGCCCTGGCCGGGCGACTTGACGCCGATGATGGCGCCCGAGGTGTCAGTCCAGCGGCGCACGCCGTACTGCTGGTACTGCAGGGCGTTTGCCGGCGCGCGAGGATCCGCGACTGAGAACCGCCCGTTCATCGGGCGGCTCGCGCCGGCGACAACGCCACACGAATCGCCCCAGTGATTCACGCCCAGGACGCCCCGGTGGTACTCCGGCACGATGATCAGATCGCGCAGGTAGCCGTCCTCGACGGCCAGGTCATTCAGGCTGCGCCAGTCACTGCCGGCGCGCACTAGGGCGAGGCGCACCCAGGTCTTCCACTGCAAGGACGGTACGCGGTGCATCGGGCCGGCGGCCTCGATATCGCCCGGCAGCGGCATGCGGCCGAGGATGTCGCCGACGGCGCGGAGCGACTTCTTCTCTGGCTCGTATAGGAAGGGCGGCACTTTCTCGACGTGACGCGCGACAAGCAGGAAGCGCTTCCGGGACTGCGCCAGGCCGCCCAGTTCGCCGCAGTCGTGAGTGGTTTCCGCCACGGCGTAGCCGAAGCCACCGAGCAGGCTGTTGATCTGGTCCAGCAGGTGCCGGCCGCGGCTGGCCAGGCGCGGGACGTTCTCGAAGACGATCAGCGGCACCGGGTCATCAGCCCATGCCTCGCCCATGAGCCAGATGCACCGCAAAGTCAGTTCGTTCAAGGCCTGATATTTCGGGGTCAGGCTCATTTTCTCCGACAGCAGGCCGCTGGCGCCCTTGCATGGGGAACTGATGAAGACGGCATCCGGCCGGCGGCCGCCCGCGGCGCGACGAACATCCTCCGGGGTTGCCTCCCGCCAACCGGCCGGCGGCTCCTTGCCGTGGAACCGCACGTACTGGTCGCGGGTGAAGAGGTCCAGCAGGGTGCCCGGGACACCGGCCAGGCGCTCGAAGTCGCGCAATCCGGCCGGGTCCACGTCGATCCCGCCGAGGCAGACCCATTCGGCCTCGACGTTGCCGACCCGCGGGCGCGCCCGGTTGAAGCCTGCGGCGCCGCCGCCCAGGCCGCAACAGAAGTGGAAGTGGTAGAGAGTGCGCTTGATCATGCGGCGGGTTCCTTTTCGCGAACGTGAGGACGCACTGCGCTATGCGTGATGGCGCAGTGATGTCGTTGGGGCTAGAGTTGGGTGGCCCGGCATGGGGCCGGATCAAGGAGGACTAATGTGTTCTGAGCTATGGAACGACATCATCTCAACGAGCATTGGCGGTGCATTTGGGGGCGCTGCAGCAGGTCTGGTGATCCTCGCGGTCCAGGTAGCAAGAAATGCTTGGCGCGACAGCAAAGAGACCGAAAGAGTGTTTAAGTGGCTGGAGGAAAACTCGGATAAGAAGAAGCAGCCATTCAGGACGACCAGGGCGATCGCCAGTTACAACAACCTGACCGATGATCGTGTGAGGTACCTATGTAGCAAGGACGACCGAATAAAGCGGAGCACGGGAGATAAAGATGATCTGTGGAGCATCCACATCCGGAGCCGAAGCGGTGACTTGTTTACCGGGACTCACGACGAATAAAGACTGTAGGCTGACGTCTTGTAGATGATGTCAGCCTGGGTGGTCATGGTTTCTCCAGGTAGAGCGACGCCGCGCAGTTGCGCGAAGGTCTGCTTTTTGGGATAGGTTTAGTGATTCAGGAAAAGGAGATTGACGGCGTGCATCAGGAAGATGAGGACATCTGGGACTGGGCGACGATGGAGCTAGGGACACTCTTTTACGCATTTGAGGAAGGTGATCTGGCAGCGATACCTCCCCTTGAGGATCTGCAGTCTGCAGTGGACCAAATCGCGCTTTTGGCCGGTTGGCGTGGCTTAGAGCCTGAAGTTCTTCCTCTTCGCCGCCTGTTGGCCGGACCAAATGTCTCAAGCTATGCGGAAGTAGTCCGACTGGCTAAAGACTTTCTTGATCGCGCTCGTGAGCGAATTTTTCCCTTAGAAAATGAGCAGCCTCCCCATCCACTCGACCATGACGTGCCGTTCTAAATCCAGCATCTACGCCGCCCGCTGCTGACTCCAGGCGCCTACGGCGTCAAACACGCGCGCGGCCTGGTCTTCGTCGAGCGAGACGGCGGAGGGAATGGCGATCCAGCCGGAGCCGATCAGGTGGTTGGGGTTGCACTCGCCGACCAAGGCCTTGTAGTGGGTCTCGATCGGGTCGGTGAGGTGCTCGGCGCGGTACAGGCCCTGCGGGGCGATCTCGACCGACTTGTAGTAGCGCTGGCCACGCTGATCGATGCAGAAGGCGCTGAGGTAGATGGTCCAGCTATAGGCGATGTCGCAGACAGCATCGGCGATGCGCTGCCCGGGCGGGATGTTCTTGCAGTTCTTCCAGTTGACCATGCCCTGGCGGCCGCTCGGGTCGATGTTGACCACGGCGACGTGGTTGGTGGCCAGGAGTGCGCGGCAGGAGCGCTCCATCCTGGCGCGAATGTTGTGGGGCTTCCGCTTGCTCATAAGCCTCCGCGAGTTGGCGCAGCACGCGCCGCTCAGCGCGGCTGAGTCCGTGCCGACGGCGTTTCGGGACTGTGTCAGGGTCGATACGCTTGGAGCGCGGCGGCAGCGGCTTCACCTCGGTGAACCCGGCGACCGGCACCGGCTGAATGCCGGATGCGGCGACCAGGGCGGCCAGGCGCGCAGCATCCTCCGCCCGGCGTGAGGGGGTGATCTTGCATTCCATGGGGACGACTCGTGGTGCTGGGCGCCGTTGCGGCGCCCGTGTTGAGGGTCAGGCTGCTTTCTGGTGATCCTGGCCGGCGATGTGCCCGCCATCGATCCAGACCGCCTGCAGCCATTCCGGTGTCTTCGCCATCGGTTCCTTGAGCGTGCCGGCGACGATCACCGAGTCGATCTCGCGGTCGGAGGTCATGGCGCGCATCAGTGCGATGGCCTGGTTGCGGCTCGGCAGGTCCAGCACGTCGAGACGGTCCAGCAGGACCAGGCGCAGGCCGGAGATCGTCGCGATGGCCAGGGCCAGCGTCGCGTCGCACCGCCAGCGTTCGGACTCGGACAGCAGGCCGTACAGCCGGCCGCCGAACGTGACGTCGATGTCGGCGCTGATCTGCACGGGCGACCAGCCGGCGGTGCCGGATAGGCGCTGCAGCAGCTTGTTCACCGGTCCGATCGCGTCGGCCAGGATCTCAGCCGGGATTCCGGTCGGCGACAGCGCGTCGGCCATGCCGGTCCACGACACCACATCCTGATGTGCGGCCTGCGCTTTCGCGATCGAGGCCTCACGCTGGGCAGCGGCTTCCACGGCTTCCTGAAGGGCCACCAGCTTCGCGCGGCTCGCGTCGCGGGCCTGCCGCAGCTCGTTGATAGCCTGCTCGCCGTTGGCGATCGCTTCGGCGCTGGGCGCGTCGGCGGACTCGGTTTCCAGGGCCTTGATCTGCTCGGCGGCGGCCAGGCACTCGTCCAGGTCTCGCTGGCTGTTCGCCACGGCGCGCTGAGCACTGGCCAGATACTCGCGGTATTCCGGCAGACGCTTGGCTGCCTCGGCGTCAGCGATCTTCTCAGGCGGCTGATGCACCACCAGAGCACCGGCCTGCAGGTCGACCGCGCCCTGACAGTGGGGGCAGGTCAGCGGCTGGTGCGGCACGCTGCCGGACGAGGCCAGCTCGGCGGCCATGACCTTCTCGGACCACTCGTCTTGGTTCTGCTCGTCCGTGCTCAGCTTGTTGCGGCGGCGCGGCTCAAGGTCTACCAGCTCGCGCAGATTGGCGATGCGCTGGGCACGGCCGTCGGCGGCCTGGCGGGCCTGCTTGCTGGCGCCCAAGGTCTGCTGGGCTTCAGCCAGATCGTCCTCGAGCGCCTGCAGGGCGTTACGGGCTTCCTCGACCTGGTCGTTGGTCACCGCGGTGGCCACCAGCTCCGGCGCCCAGTCAATGGCCTTCTCGCTGCCGTAATTCTCGCTGGTGATTGCCTTCCAGGCGCCGCGCGCCTCGCTGGCGTAGGACTTGGCCTGATCGACGGCGGCCGGGAACCCGGAACGGAGCAGGGGCTTCACCTTTTCGAACAGCGCCAGGTCCAGGCCTTTGGCTTCCAGCCGCTTGCCGACCTCGGCTGGGCTGGCGCTGGCGCCGGTCAGGTCGAACAGCACCCGGCGGCGTTCCTTGGCATCCAGGCTGGCAAACAGGCTGGCGTCGAGCACGTAGGGCAGGAAGGGCGAGTCGGTGAGGGGAGAGCCCTTGCCGCTGGGCAGCGCGACGCCGCAGGCCTGCACCTCGCCGGATTCGTCCAGCCACTCGACACGGGCCTCGCCCTTCTTGGCGCCCTCGGTGATCAGTTGGCCGATATGCTGCTTCTGCGCAACGCGGCCGGGTTTACCGGTGAAGGCGTGGCTGATGGCGTCGAGCGTCGAGCTTTTACCTGATCCGTTGTGACCTGCGATCAGCAGAACAGGTGCGGAGACTTCAAGACTGATGTTGCGGGCACCCTGAAAGTTGAGTATCTCGATTTTGCGGATTTTCATTACGCGATCTCCCGCGTTTTACCGATTTTGATGAGGTAGATGAGGGTTTTCGAGACGTTAAAGGCTCGCGCAAGCTGGGCCTGCGGCTCGCCAGCAGCCAAGCGCCTCTTGATCTCTCGAACCTGGTCATCGCTGATCCGGCAATTGCCGTTGGACTCGCCACGTCGGCCGCCGCCAAGCTGCTTCCCTCGCCCCTTCCGAACCATGTCCTGCATGTTTTCCAGATGGGTCCCAAGAAACAGGTGGTCAGGTCGAACGCACTGGGGGTTGTCGCAGCGGTGAAGGACGTGCAGGCCATTGTCGATAGGCCCGCAGTTGATTTCGTAGGATGCGCGGTGAGCAAGCATTGACCCTTCCCGGCCGCCACGGCTGATTTCGCCGTAGCCGGTGCTGTTCCGGTAGCCGGTCCACAACCAGCAACTATCCGTTTTCTGGACCTTCTCCCAGAACCGCTCGCTGAGTGATCGACGCACTGTGCGCCGATCAATATCAGCAGAGCCGCTTTTCCGATTCCGGTGATAGTGCTTCTGGCAGAAACCGTTACCGTAGTGCTTGCCCGAGCAGCCCTCGATCGAGCAGATACGCATGGCTCACTCCAGGTCGAGGGCGATATCCCCCGGCTTCTTGATGACGCGGTAGGTGTTCAGTTCGCGGGATTCCTCGTTCTCCTGCTCGAGCACGATGACGCCCTGGTCCAGCAGTTGGAGAACGACGCGCTCGGCTTCCTCGGTGGTGAGAGCGAAGCGCGATTGGAGCCAGGCCGCGTCGAACACGTCCTTCTTGGTGGCGACGCCGATGGCGATCTCGCCCAGGGTGTGGCCGGCGAAGCGCTCGACGGTGAGTTGCGGCAGTTCTTGGAACTCGGCATCGACGACGTCGCTGTCGTCTGCTGGTTGCATACCGCCCCAGGCTCCGGGGTCTTCCATGTCGCCGTCGCCGCCATTCAGGTCCAGCGGGTTCTGGTCCGGATCCGCCTTCACGTCCTTCATGCCGTCGAGGAACTCAGCGGCGCCGCCGATGATCAGCAGACAGTCCTGGTGCACAGCACCAAAGAGTTGCTCCTGGTTCGGGCTGCTGGGGCTCACGGTGAAGACCGCTTTCACCTTGTCCTTGGCGGTGAAGGATTCGAGCTTGCCGTAGACCGTGTCGCGATCGCTGCCGGCAATGGTGTGGACAGCGATGGTGGCGGCATTCCGTACCTGGCGCTCCAGGCGGTCGATGATGTCCTGCTGCTTGGCCTCGGGAAGCTTCTGCCAGCAGTCCGGCATGATCCGGATTTCCTGGATCAGACCCTGCAGCAAGCTTTTGCCGAGGGTGTCGGCGGTCATGTTCATGAAGTGCGAGTTGTTGCTCATCGGGAAGGGTCCTATTCGTTGGCAATCCGCTCCAACTGCTCGAGTTGGGCGTCGCTGAGGTAGGTGTGGGCGCCGTAGCGCTGGAAGTTGCTGCGGAGGTCGGCCAGGAACTGCTCGTCCCAGTCCGTAGCGGCGTTGAGCTCGGCCGCGCCGAGTAGCGCGGCGAACTCCCCGACCTGGCCGTACCGTTCAAGGACAGTGAGGCTGGGCATGGCCGGTTACTCGAGGTTGAGCTCGTCGGTGCTGATGTCGCCGGTGTCCGACTGCTGGCCCGGGGCGGGTTCGGTGATTTCGCCCGTCTCGGTGTTCACGCCGTCCGGGACCTGGTCCTGAGACTGGTCGTCAACAACGCTGTATTCGCCGGTGAGGATGGACGCGTTGTCTTGGTCCAATCCGGCGTCGGCGCGTTCGTCCAGGGTGACTGCGGTCTGCAACTCGATGCTGACCGGCAGGTACTTGAACAGCCGGCGGATCACGGTCTTCTTGGCCATCTCTTCGTAGTGGGTGACCCAAGGCCCGTTTGCGGATGCCTTGCTGGTGGCGCGTACTTTGTCGACGTCGGCCTTGCTCATGACCTCGAATTGCACGCCGCCGTCCTTCAGCTTGGCGACCGCGTAGACGTGGGTCATGACGCCGCGTTCACCTTCTCCCGGAACGTGCTGGACGTCCTCGTCGAGGCCGTAGCGATAGCTGAACTGGTCGTTCTGGTGCACGGTGCGCGCGGTGAGCGAAACGATCTGGCCGGAGCGCCGGGCAAGGTCAATCATCCCGCGGTAGCCGATGATCAACTGGACGTTCGACAGGCCATCTTTCGCCTTGCCGTTTCCGAACGGCAGCAGGTAGGCATGGCCGAGAGCGTTACCCGGTTCCAGGCCGAGCTGCGCGCATTGCATCACGGCGCCGAGGAAGCTCTCCTGATTGCACTTCGCAAGGGCCGGTACTTTGCGGATCTCGGTCAGCGCGATGCGCGCGAGTCGGTCGGCGGTCATGTGCTTCGGAAGCGCCAGGGCCATCTGGGCTTTGATCTTCGGGTCAGTCATCAGGTGGGCCAGCGTTTTCGGCTGACCGTTGTTGGCGACATTGCCGGTCGCGGCGGCTTTCAGGGCGGTTGCGGACATGCTGGGCTCCGGTTACTTGAGGCGGAAAACGCGGGATTCGCTGGTCTTCTTGAACTGCTCGAACAGCGCGGGGTGGGCTTCCTTGAAGGCGGATTGGTCGAAGCGGTTGGTGGTCTGGGACTTCCACGTCAGTACCGACTTGCCGTTGACCGTGAGTTGGGCGTGGTCCTGCATGAAGAGCTTGATGCGCTCCTCTGCGGACTCGATCTCGTACTCCAGGCCCTTGGCCTTGGCTTTCAGTTCACGCAGGCGGTTGAACACCTCCACGACCTTGCCATCGGCCTCGATGCTGGTTCCGGCGTCACGCTCGAACAGCCGGAGGATGTCGCTGACAGCGGTTGCTTCGGGCGGATCCAGGCGCTGGATGCGTCCCCAGAACTCGACCTCCTTCTCGCGAATCGCCGCGATGGTTTCGTCGTCCCGCTCGACGCGGTACACGCGGAAGTCGTCGCCGCCGATCAGCACGCCGAAGATGCAGACCTGGCGGCCGGTGACCATCAGGCCGTGCATGGCCTGGGCGGTGTAGTGGACTGGAATGGCATCGGTCTGAACCTCACCCCATTCCTTCGCCTTGAAGGGGCTGACCGTCTTGATCTCGATGTTTTCGCCGCTGGCGGCCTCGGCGTCGATCTCGGCGGCCATGAAATCGTGCTGCTGGTCGCGGTAGCGGTTACCGCGGCCGACGATCTTCAGGCCGGTCTCTTCGGCCAGCAGGTCGATGACGTAGGGCTCCATCCGCTGGCCACGGGTGAAAATCTTCTGCTTCGCCGGGTCGGCGGGACCGGTGCGCGGCTGGACCTTATCTAGGTACACGTCCAACGGGGTGCGCCAGGGACTGATGCCGAGGATGCCGGCGACATCGCTGCCGCCAAGGTACTTGGTGCGGTCGAGCGCGCCGACCGATGCGAGAGCTGCAGTCATGGGGCTGGTCTCATTTCAGGGTGAGGGTGGTTGTCGCGTGAAGGCGGGAGCTGCGCCGGAAGCGCAGAACGCAGAGGTCGCCGCATATGTCGGCGAAGAACGGGTTGTTGTAGCCGTGACGGTTGGCCAACTCGACGGCCTGGCGGATGCTCTTTCCGGCAAACTCTTCGATATCGTCGAGTTGGTCGTCGATGATCGAGCGAACGGGGCGGGTGGTCATAGGTCGATGCTCCTCAGTTCTTGCTGTCTCGCATCCGCTGCGGCGTCGAGCCGGCGGCGCATGTCGTCGTATTGCCGGGTGCCGATGGCGTCCAGCGTGTAGGCCATCTCGATCTGGCCGCGCCATACCAACTGGTCGTGGCGCGGGATCACCGACCGACGCATAGCGACGATCGCTTCCTCGATCACGCCCTCGGCGCGCTCATTCGCCCAGGCCATCGTCGGCCTCCTGCTCTTCGTCCTCGGGCTCCGGTTCCGGCTCCGGCTGGTCCCAGAGCGGGTCTCTGGCGAAGTCCCAGGCGTGCTGGGCGTTGCTGAAAGCCGCGCGGTTGCGGCGTTCGCGGTATGTCCACATCGGGATGCTCTCCGTGGTTCACCTGCATTCGGCTGAACACTCGCGCCGCCGGGCTTGCCCGATGGGGAGGCGGGGAGCGTTCATGCGAATGCGGGCGGTGAAAAAAGCCCGGCCGGAGCCGGGCAAAGAGGGGGAACGCTGCATGCGCAGCGGGGAGTGATCTGTCTCGTCCGATCCAATCGCCAGTCGGTATCCCTTCCGCGTTATCGGTTCGCTGTCCAGCCCGAGGTGGCTGCGCTATTCAATCGGCAGATCACTCTCCGATGCGCCCTGGCTGGGCCAGGGGATCGGGCAGGACTCAACTCGCAATAACCAAATCCCCGGTTTTTCAGCCCTGCGGAGCACCCCGGTTTAGCTGGTCCTCGGCTCTCGACATGCAGGGCCAGCACGGCATGTCGGTCAAAGCCCCTCGGGTGGTGTTCTTTCAGAGAGCAGTGCAGGCCCGCAACGCCACCGGCGCCGACTGGCCTTCGATCCAGATAACCGCGGCCCCGCCAAGCGACACGCTGGCCCGGCCGACGGTGCGGGTGCGCTGCGGTTCGGCCCCCCGGTACGGCCGGTACTCGATCAGCGCTGGCGCCGGGTGCTCGCGGTTCCAGGCCTCGACCAGTTCCGCCGGCGGCACCGGTCGGACGTTGCCGATCTGCTGGTAGATCTCGGAGCGGTGGATGGCGACGTCGTCCGGGGCGGTGATGCCGAGGCGCACCTGGTCGCCTTGGCTGCCGAGGACAGTGACGGTGATGTTGTCGCCGATATGCAGGGTTTCGCCGGGTCTTCTGGTCAGGATCAGCATGGTGTGACTCCGTTCGAGGGATTTCGAGAGCAACCGATCTATCTCGGTTCGCAGTGGTAGAGAGCGGTCGCCCGCATTGGTAACTGCAAGCGGGAGGGAGAAAGGGATTTATTTCAAATGAGAATTATGCTGCTGGTTTTTTGTTCTATGGGTAGTCTTGAATATGACTACACTGAATGCCTGAGTTGATGCGTATATATAGTTGCGAGCACAACAGGGAGGTTGTCGATATGGCGATTAGCTTCGAGCCACTCGATGTTGAGGGTGTTGATTTTCGTGGGGTTGATGTTGTCGCTTATAAAGCAAGAAAAGGTCGTGGAAGGTCGGGGGATATTGGTTTGGGAAAATGCTTCGGCGCAATAAGGTTGCTTGACAATAACAATGCTCGAATTGGAAAAGACCATAAGGCTTCAAGCACCCCTGCTGGATCAGCGGGGCTCCACAGCGAGCGGGTTGCCTTGGAGCGGTGCGTTAGGGCCAACTGGGAGCCTCCGCTTACCAATATAATGATACTTGGCATGCAGAATTCTCCTGGTCCTATAGGAAGAGAACTCTATGCACGGGGAGTTCGAACAATTATATGCTTCACGGAACTCCCACCTTGTCCAGCCTGTTTGACGTGGTGGAAGGCGCTTGATAGTAAGTTTCACCCTGGCTCTATCAGATTGCAGTACTTCGGTTGGTTCGAAGACTACTATGGAGGCAAGACGCCAGAGGAAAGGATGGTCGATGACTCTGACGGAAATAATAGAAATGAGCATGCGATAGAGGCTTTCAAGTCCTATCGAGATTCGTTCGAGGCCCCTACCAGATAGTCCCAAATCAAGCATTGGCAAAACAGAATTTGGGGGCGAACCCGCTTTAAGCGTGGTCCCACTGCTCGTCTTCGTCGCCGGGGAACGGGGAAGTTACTGCATGCCATGTTCAGGCCGGCTCGCAGTGGGATAAGGCAACGCAACCGGACACGCCGGCGAGCCAGACGACAGCGGTGTGTCCGCCGAGGATCTGGGCTTCAGTAGTGGTACGGGTGCGCTTCGGCGCCGCGCCGCGATGGAATCGGTAGTCGACCTCGGTGCCGACGGGGTATGCGGAATTCCAGGCAGCAACGGTCGCCACCGGGCTGGCGTTTCGCTTCATCGTGTGTCTCCGGATAGAGTTCGGTGGGGCTGGTGATGCCCTGCTGCCGGCAGGGCGGCGGGTTAGCGCATAGCGCCCTGCACGACGTGCAGCAGATGCTCAGCCAGTTTCATCGCCTCTTGCGGCGTCATGAATGCAGTGAGGGTGCGGCCATCGCAGGAATCGCTCGTCTGGAAGAGCTCAACCGCGACTGGATGTACGGCGCCGGCAATAGTGCGAACAGTTGGTTGTACGCACTCCAGCGGCCTCGCCCCCTTCTTGCTGAATTTCTCGTGAACTCTCATGTCCTTTCCTCGGTGATGCCCCGGCGAACCGGGCTGGGTGGTTAGGCAGGGAAAATTTCAGCAGCCGTGAAGGCGTCCTTGCGTCCGCTATTCAAGGTGACGAACACCGGGAATGCGCAGTTCTCGCGGATTTCGCTGATGACGCCTTGGCCTCCACCTTGTGCGTACACCTTTTGCCCAACCGACAGTTTTTTGAGGGTGTCGCTAAAAACTACGGTCTTCATCGTCTTGCCCTCCAGGGCTGGTGCTCGGTGACTTTGCGGTGCTAGCCCTGGCGATCCGGGACTCCTCCGAGCCATACCGCTGCGGACTGGGGAGGCGGATGTTGTTTTTCTCTCCATTAGGCGCGAATCTCCGTCTCTACGGAGGGAACCCATGAAAAAACGAAGAAGAAAGCCAAACGCGAGACTTCAAAACAGCGTATCGAGCAGCTTGAAAAGCAGATTTTGGAGGCGGAAGCGCTCTTGGCGACGCTCGCTCCAGGACGTGGCGTTGGTTTAGCGAATAGGATTCTGCAATTGCGCCGGCTCTTGAGCGTTGAGCGAGTCCATGCAGTTTCAGGATTCAATCGAATTCACCATCACACTGTGTCTGGGTGCTATGGCACCGGTCGCCGGACCCGCTGAGGCCGCCTCATTGGCAATGTTCCTGGCGGCTAAGCCGGAAGTGAGCAGAGCCGTTGATTCCCGGCTTGCGCAAGACAGGCCGGTATACCGAGAGCTGAACCCCGTTACTGGCGGCAGTTATCAGCTCCTATTCGATGTCTTCCCCTGACTGCAGCGCCGTTTGCCGCGCGGCGCAGCCAGATTCTTGCCCATTACCGCCGGGGTGGCGGGGCGCATCGCATGCGGGTCGTTCGCACGGTTCGGGCATTTCGCCCTCGATCAGCCGTCTCTGGTCGCCCTGAGCGAGGGTCGCCATCGCGTTGGTAGGTGTTGCCTCAGCACCTATCTGATCGCCGGTCGCCGCAGAGGCGATGCGTTCTGCTGTTGATGTTGCTCACCCGACTTTCTGTCGCCCCACGGGTGATGGCCGGGGCTGCCTCGCCGCGTTGCGGCTAGCTGTTCATGGCGCGGGTTGTTAAAGAGCGGTCGGCTCGGTGGCCTGGCTGGCGGTGTGCGCTGGCGTTGAGTGAAAAGTAAGCTAATGCCTAATTATTGTAAATATCCAATGCCTAATTTTTAAGTTTGCGCACTAACTATCTGTAGGTGAGCGAAGCGGGCTTGCAGATTTTTGAGTCAGAAAATACTGTATGAATAAACAGTAACTGGAGGATGGCTGTGCAGAAGAGCACCCAAGGAAAAGGACAGGTCTCGCCAGTGGAGAAGGTGCGTCTCCGGGTATCAGCGATGATCAGTAGCCCGCAGGCTCAGGCGGAGCGCAGGGCGTCAATCTGGAAGGCGCAGGGGGATTCGGAAGAGGCCTGGCAGCATGTGCTGGAGGAGTTGGCCGAAACCGATGGACTCGAGATGTCGCTGGGGGAGGATGGAGTGGTTACGCTCACCTGGGAGGCGGGAGACGAGGAGGGCGTTGAAGTGGTCGATGGGATTGAACTGGTGCAGGAGCTGGACATGGTGGTTCAGCGTCTACATGAGGAGAGGATCTAGCGGAAGGAGAGCCCGCGCGTAGCGGGCTCCGAATCGCTATCGGTCGTGGGTACGGCTGAGAGCGCTGTGCGCTGACGAGACCAAATCATCTACATAGAGCCCGGCTACAACGATGCGGCCAAGTCGTTTCTTGATAGTCATCAATCTGCGCGTCTTGGCAATGTCGTCGCATGAGTGGATAGGATGAGTACGCGGCATCGCATCAAGCAGGGTAAGCGTTCGGGGAGGGCATACTGCGATGCGCTAAGCTGTAATCCTTTAGGATTGAGGTATCAACATGGAATGCCACGTTCGTCCCGCTACGAGCAGAGATGCAGCAGCAATAAGCCGCGTAGTTATAGCCGCCCTGCGTGAGTCAAATTCACAGGACTATCCACCTGACGTGATCGCTCAGGTTGAGCAGAGCTTTTCTCCTGAAGCCATTACCACGCAGCTTACGAAGCGTAGGGTCTTCGTTGCCTTACTGGGCGAAAACATTATTGGCACTGCCGGTCTCGACGGTGATGTCGTCAGAAGTGTTTTTGTTGACCCAGCTCACCAGAGAGGCGGTATCGGGAGGCACTTGATGGATGTAATTCATACGACTGCTGCCGGCGCAGGAATTGAAGCTCTACGTGTGCCATCGTCGATTACAGCTGAAAGGTTTTATACCGTGCTGGGTTATCAGAAAATCCGCGACGAGTTTCATGGGGAGGAGCGCACCATCCTTATGGAGAAGCGGCTGTAGGATTGTAACCGTCTGGCTAACAAACCTGACTTTTTGCTACGGCTATTAACTATGGCGCCCATCACATTCAAGTGGACGCCATTTGCAGCCTTACCAAGCGGATCCCACCCGCTAACGAAAATTTTACTCACGCCTTTCAGCGTTTCAGTGAGCAGACGCGTAGCAGGTCTTTCGGAAAAAATTTTAAAGCAGCACGTTAGACCAATCGTTTCTGGAAAAAGAAACGCTTATGCTGTGGTGGGAACTCATCGAGATGACCGAACTCGGTGAAACCATGTCGTTGGTAGAAAGCTGGTGCTTGGAAGTCAAAGGTATCGAGCCAGATTCCAACGCAGCCCTTTTCACGCGCGACGTCTTCCGCCATATTCATTAGGCGTGAACCCGTGCCTTGCCCCCTCGTTTCCTCAGGTATGGCTAGCAACTCGATAAATAACCAACGATAAAATATCTCACCGTAAAGCCCCCCAATGATGTCGTTGGTTTGCTCATCGCGGACTAGCAGAGCGATTGACTCCGATTTTGGATAACCCGCTTTAGAAAAATTATGAGCCCGTAAGGGTTTAAGGATAGCCGAGCGTTCATTTTCTCCTGGGTTGACCGTGATTTCGATACGAGCATTCATTCGCTAATCCTTGATATCTATACTGGTAGTAAGCGTACGGCCAATACACCTTTACTTAGGTTGAGCCGTATCAGCAAAAGAATCGATTCATATGTCTGAGGTACCGCCTCATGCACATTGGCTTTGGTACCGACATCTACTCGGAGACCCTCGTGCCTTGGTGAAATACCATGTGCCAACCATCTTCGTAGGTTTTCCAAACAGAGCTACGCATTGATAACGACTCATCGCCATTAGCATTTTGATGACGGCATCGGTACGTTGCTAACGCGACACCATCTGCAAGCACACGCAGTTTGAAATCCTCGATTGTCCTTTTGATCCAAGTCTGGGATTTTAGTCCCACGATCACCTCCGCTTTCGTCCAGCTTTTGCCGACAGCTCCAAATTCAACGAAGTCTTCGGCAAGCAGCTGTTTAAGCAGTCGATCATTCTTTCTCGCTTCCGGATCTAGCAACAGCTGTTCAAGCGCTAAAATCTCCAGACGAATATCCATTTTCCTCACCTACCAAGTGTGATTTATATATGTTTCACAGGGGACAATAGATCACATAAGCTATATCAGTACCCACTGATGCGGCAGCAACTGGCTGATGTCTTTCGGCCGTAACGTCGGCAGCCGCGTCAGCACCTCTTTGAGGTAGACATACGGATCATTGAGCAGCAGCCCTGGTTGAGGCCTAGATCATGCTGTCACGACTGCCGGGGGAGTAAACGATAAGGCCGCGTTTGAGTGGGGGCACGGCCTCCAGGCGGGCGGTCACTACCCCATGATTTTCCTGTACTCCTGCGGCATGGGTTAGAGATCAATACACCGCCAGATGACCTGGCTCCTTTGGAAAGATTCTATCTGCGGCGTCTTAGAGTGAATCTCCTGATGGCCATGCCAAGCAGGCAGAAAATGGCGCCTGCTGCTGCTTTGGCCAGAAGGAGAGTAGTAGGGTTCTCGCTGGCTGGGATACTGCCTGAAAAGGCAAGCGTGATAGCGACATATACACAAGCAGAGATCAGTACCGAGATTCTGCTCTTGATGAAGAACCCGATAGCCGCGCAAAGGACGAACACCAATGGGTCCAAAAGGGAAGCTGCTAGGCAAGCGATAAACACAACCAAAGCGATCTCCTATCCAATGCCGCCTCCAATGCCATATGACCTTGCCTATGATGCGGTGCTTGTGAGCCTGTAACCCATATACGATGACGCTACGCTTCATCTAGATCAGGTTGAACATCGAGGCTTGCCAGTGCTTCTCGCTGATGATTGCGATGGGATGGCCTTCCTCGCGCAGCTCGACAGCTCGCTTGATCTTGGTTCCATACGTACTGTGTAGCCACTGCTCGTTGCCTATCTCGCCGACGACCAGGTAGTGCACCTTTTTGCTGATGCCTGAGGCTATTCCCCCGCCGCGGTTGACGACGATCTCTTCGCATTGCTTTCTGGGGCCGTAGACCATGACGCCAGTGAAAACGTAGAGATGGCCCGACCACTCAAGCTTGGGAGCTGGATTGTTGAGCGGAAGAGCATTCGATGGAGTAAAGGCATTGTCGCTTGGTTTCGGCTTGGAAGCAGAGAGGCCACCAAACCCTCTAAGAATCTCAAGCAGTTCGGCAGACTCATCAGCGTCTAACACGCCATCGGACAGCATGTCTGAGAGCCTCCGGTAGAGGAGGTTGGTCACTGGATCGTCAAGATGGATCAAGTTCGTAGCGATCCAATCCTGTAGGAACTCGGCCTCATGCTGATTGATATGCCCATCAGCAGTGATCCCAGCGGCCAGTCCTGAGAGCGCATCGACAGACCTTCGGTCTATGCGCTTCTCGTGGAAAATCCGACTTTTCCCAAATTCAGCGTGCCAGTCGACCATTGCTTCTCTCCTTGAACGTCAGGTGTCCATCACAACCTTTTCGCATTCCACACCAGCAGCACCTGGCATGTATGCTGGTCTTGGCCATGCTCGTCGCTTTACAAATCCCCACTCCGCCAGATTACCTTGCCTGTCAAAGCTTTCTGAAATTCCAGGCGCCCAGCACCTTGGCTTGGAAATGGACGTCTTCCATGCGTGCCTTCTGCGGCTCGAAGGACTTGTTGTCCGACACCAGCAGGTAGTGCTCGGCATCGTGGATCTGCACCCGCTTCACGAACAGGTGCTGCAGCCAGGTGAAGACGTAGACGCCTTCCTCGACGAAGTCGGTGATGCCCACGTCGACGAGGATCGGGGACTTGTCCTCGATGGTGCCCAGCATGCTCTGGCCCCACCCGGTGATGATCTTGAGGTTGGCCGGATCGGTGTACTTCAGACCAAGGTCATCCAGTTGGACCTTGTCGACCACCAGATTCCTGACGAACTCGCGGTACTCGGCCGGTACCTGGCCGCCACCCATGGCAGCGCGCACGTCGTACTGGGCGATCGAAATCGTATTTCCTTTCACCAGAGTGGTGCGGTTGAAGTCAGCGTGAATCACGTTCGATGTCATCGATTGATCGCCATCGAGAGACTCGGCTACTGCCTGCGCGATTTTCTCCTTAGCTTCGCCGCTCAGCCCTTTACCGTGGCGCTGGAGCATCTCCATCACCTTTTCCGCGGCCGATGAGCCAGGATCCTGCCCAGGTGGGCTACTCGGCGTAATAAGCTCCGCCTCCTTTTCGCTCAATCCCCAGTGTTCTGCGCCAACGACGCCTGAGAAGAACGATATCAATTCGATCAGCTTCGCTTTATCGATCCTGCCGGTGTTGATCCATCCCTGGACAGAAGGGGGCTTCACGCCGAACTGCTCTGCGAGAGCCTTTTTCGACATGTTTTTGGCGAGTCTGGCGGCCTCAATAGCGGCGCCGAGTTGGGGTCCGGTAAGCATTGCCTAATTTAACGTCAGTTGTGGTGTGGTTAGGCAATGGCTTGCCTGTGATTAGCTAATGCCTTACTCTTTTCTCCAACATTCCCCGGAGAAGAGACATGACTCCAGCAGAAGCAGTGCGCCAGGCCGCCGAGCTGTTGGGCAGTCGGGCCGAGTTGGCGCGAAAGCTCAATGTGAGAGCGCCCACCGTAAGTCAATGGTGTTCAGGCGTTCGACCAATCCCCGCGAAACGTGCAGTTGAGATCGAGGCGCTCACCGCTGGTCGGGTCCTCCGAAGCGAACTGTGCCCGTCGTTCCCATGGGGTGCGGCTGCCTGAACGCACCTTACTGGCCAGGAGCCGCCACGTCATGCGAAGCGAATCGCACACCCTGATTTCCACGCTGCTCGGCGTGGTGAACCAATGGCGCCGCCGAGAGGGGTGGAGCCGCGAGACCGTCGTCCAGCACATCGTGGAGGCGCACGAGCGCATCCAGGGAGCGCTGGTCACCGGCATCGTCTTCGACCCGCCAACGCGCGATACAACCGAGCGGATGAAGGTCAACGCCGACCGCGTGTTCCGCTGGCTCGACGACGGAACCAAGGACACCAACCTGGTGCCGGCGAACTTCGTACCCAGCATCCTCGCGGCGCTGCCGACTGACCTGAAAGTCCAGGCTCTGGGCGACATCCTGACGCCGCTGGGCGTGTCGGTGCGCTTGATCGGCGGCGATGCCGGCCAGCAGCCGGAGGTGCTCTGCATGCTCCGGACACTCATCAAGGAGAACGGTGAGGCGCAGCAGGCTGTTGCCAACCTCGTCGACGGCGCTGATGACCAGGAACTGCAGGAGGCCCACCGGGAGCTCTCCGAATCCAGGGCGGCGACAGATGAGGCGCTGCGGATGATCGACCAGATGCGCCGGCCGCGCCTTGTTCAGGGGTAGCCGTGCGGTCCTTCCAGATCAACGACGAGGAGCGGGAGGCGCTCCGCGGCCTACCCATGCTTGCCCGCGAGATCTACGTGTTCGCCTTACGCCCGTTCATGGACTTCGCAACAGGCGTTGTCGGAGAGCGGCGAGGGATCTCTTGGAAGTCGATCGCCGAGGAGCTCTACGTCGAGCCGCACCAGGGCATCAAGGGCGGGGAGCCCTCCGAAAAGGAACTGCGGCGGGCGCTGGTCTGGCTGCAGAAGGTGGGTCTGGTAGGCCCCAATCTGGCGGAAAGGCGCCTGATTTTTGAGTTGCCGAAGGCTTCACGGGATCAATCCGTCCGAAAAAAAGTGGGCACTAAGTGGGCAGATGAAGCGGGCAGTTATGTGGAAGGGTCGGAGCCCAGTAACTACGCGGCTCTCCCGGAAAAAGAGGGCAGATATGTGGGAGGGGGTGAAAGTGAAAAAGTGGGCACACCTCCGGTATCCGGTAATAACCGTACCGTACCTAACGCGTGCGTGCGCGAATGCCCAGCCGATCCGGCCACTGCGGGACAGTGGTGCCAGTTCTTCATCCGCGAGCGCGGATTCCAGATCCACGCGGTGCAGACCGCCAGGACCATGCCGCTGTTCGCCTCTTGGGTCGAGCGCGGTGTTACCGCGGAGCAGATGCTCGCGGCAATGGAGATCGCCGAAGCCAAGCTCGGCGCCCCGCCTGACTCCCCTCTGTACTACCGAAATTTTCTCGATGAACTCTTGCTGGAGCGCCACCGGATGGCAACAGCACCGCATGCGGAGCACCGCCATGAGCAAACCGATGGACGAAACGCCGAAGGCCAAGCCGGCCATCGTGCCGCAAAGCGCGGCCTCTCACATCGACAGGGCCCTCGCTCAGCCGTCGACCGCGTCAACGCCATCGTCGCCGCCAACGAGGCTGCCCGACAGGCTGCTGGAACGGCTCTGGGTGAAGATGACCGAGATGTACGGGCACCGCTGGACGTCGAGTTTTGGCGACAACCCGAACCCTGACGGCGCCTGGGCTACCGTGCTCCAGGGGCTGACCGGCCAGCAACTGGCCCACGGGCTCAACATGCTGACGTTCATGGGCAGCCGGTTCGATTGGCCGCCGGCGGCGCCGACATTCCGGGAGCTCTGCCTGAGCGTCCAACCGGAGTCGCTCGGTCTGCCGGACCACGACACCGCGTTCCATCAGGCCCTGGCGTGCCGCTACCGCCACCAGGTGGTCAAGGCCGCCGCCGAGGCCACCGGCGTTTTCGATCTGCGTACCGGCGAGGTGAACGACGATCGCCTCCGCAAGCGCTTCGGGTTCCACTACGCCGAGATGGTCCGGCGGTGGGCAAACAACATCCCGCTGAGCCAGCCCGTCATCCACGCGATTGAGCATGACACCGGGAAGAGCCTGCTGGCCCTGGCCGAGGATGAGGCCGAACAGCAGCTCCGCCGGCGGATGCAAGCCCAGGGCCTGGATGGGCTCAGTGGCGCACAGGCGCGGGAACTGCTGCTGGCCAAGATGCGCCGGAAAGCGCCGGAGGTGCGCCGTGATGCATGACCTCCGCCCGGTGATGTTCACCGTACCCGGCGAGCCGGTGGGGAAGGGGAGACCGCGTATCGGCCGCGTCGGCGCCCACGCCCGGATGTTCACGCCGGCGAAGACGGCGAACTACGAGGGGCTGATCGCGCACGCCGGCCACAAGGCCATGCTGGGTCGCGCGCTGTTGGAAGGACCCGTGATGGTCGAACTGGACATCGCCCTGAGCATCCCTCAATCGATGTCGAAAAAGCGGAAGTCGCTGGCGCTGGCCGGCGGCCTGTACCCCACCAAGAAGCCCGACATGGACAACGTGATCAAGGCGATCTACGACGGCTTGAACGGTGTCGTCTGGAAGGACGACGTCCAGGTCGTGAAGGCGATGGTGGGGAAACGCTACGGCGAAATGCCGGGCGTGCGAGTGAAAGTCGTCCCTCTCCTCGAGGGCGAGCAGTGACCACAGAAAACCACAGGGGAGAGCCGAAATGAAACTGACCAGCGCCCGCCAGGCATGGCACGACGCACTTTACGAGAACCGCGATTCGGTTCTCGCCGTGGCCGCGGAGAAGGCGAAACTCGGCAAGCGGGGGCGGGTGGCCAACGAGACGCACCCGGACCGCAAGGACACCAACGGGCGTTCCGCCCACATGCTGGCGGCCGGGCTGGTGATGGCCGCCATCGGCACGCTACCGAAGCCGCTGCAGCACTTTGGCCACACGCTGTATTCGCCGCTGGCCACTGGCGACGACGTTGCGATCGCTCACGGCCTGGTCTGGATCGGGGCCGGCCTTGGCCAGCTCACACAGCGCCAGGCCGAGCGCGCCTACTGGATGGCGCTGGCGGCGATCAACTCGCACAAGCGGGCGGTGAACGGCCGGGACACCCTCGGCCCGGGCGAGGTCTGCCTGTTCATCGAGGAGCGCCTGGGCTGCAAGGTTGACCCGCACAACTGGGCACGGGACTACGCCAGCACCTGGGAGCGACTGGCTCGCCACGTGGACAAGCTGGACGCCCAGGCACTGAAGCCGGTGGCCGAGGTGGTTGCGAAGCAGAGCGGGCTCCGGAGGGGGCCTGGCTGGCGCTGGCTGGAGAACGACCGGGATGTGGTCGCTGAGGTTCGCGCCGAGTTGTACGCCCAGCGCCGGGAGCATCACCAGGAGCGCCTGGTCGAACGCCTGCGCGGAATGTCAGACCGCCAGTTGGCAGCCTGGGCGGCGCGGATGAAGCGGTACGGAGAAGCCTACCGGGCGGAGTGGGGCGAGGACATCATCGAGCAGCCAGGTGTGCACCAGCGCTACCTGGACCGAGTCGACGCTTACTGGGCGCAGCGGGAACGGCTAAAACAGGTCGCTTGACGATTTGAGGAGCATTTGGGTATCGTTTTGCCACTGTGCACAGTTACACCCGCACGAATAAACACACCGAAACCCGGCCCTTGCGCCGGGTTTTTTGTTTTCAGCCGGAGGGCCAGATGGAACCCACGTCAATCGGCGCAGGCGCACTGTTCGCCAAGTACAGCGTCGCCATTGCCGGATTCGCGGGGGCCATCCTCTCCTTGTCGTTCCTGCGCGGCCTTACCCGTAAGCAGGCAGGGGCGGCGGTGGTGACCGGCTTCTTGTCGTCGATCTTCACCACCCAGCTCGTGGTGGCCTACTTCGGCCTCCCCAACGACGCAGAGTCGAAGAACGGGGTGGCCTTCCTGATCGGCCTACTCGCATGAACATCATCCCCGCCGTAAAGGCCGCTGCGGAGCGCATTCTCGCAACCAAGGGTGCCTGACCATGATGACCTTCCTCATGGGCTTGGACGCCGTGCTTTGTGTTCTGGTGGTGCTGGCCGCGCTGGACTTCCTGCGCACCGTCCACCTGTTCGAGCATCCAATCCTGAGCCTGTCGTTCTACCTGGTCGCCCTCGGAGCCTTCGGCTTGCTGAATGAGCTGGCAAAAGGCTACTGGGTCAGCCCCTGGGCGGTGGTCATGCACCTTGGTGTGGTTGGCTACGCCTGGTCTCGTCGGAAGCAGATATTCCAGCAGGACTGGCGGTGGGATGGGGCAGAAAGACGCAGGCATTGAGCCATTGAAATGCTGGCAATCGGCCCCATATCGACATCTCCAACCAGCAAAGGAGTTGTGCAGATGTCCGATATCAAAATTGGTGATGTTGTTCAGCTGAAGAGTGGCGGCCCGGCGATGACTGTGCAGGACATCGGCGATTACAGCAGTCGCGGCATTGATCACGGAGCGCATTGCGTGTGGTTTGACAACAAAGACGCTCCGCAGCAGGGCGTCTATGCGATTGCCGCACTGAAGCCTGTCGACTGAAGCGAAGAACTGTTCATGGAAGCCCCGCCTAGTGCGGGGCTTTTTTTGAGGTCCCTCATGGCGCTGAACAAGAAGCGGCGCCTGTTCGTCGAAGAGTACCTGGTCGACCTCAACGCAACGCAGGCAGCCATCCGCGCCGGGTACGCCCCGAAGCGCGCGGCTGAAATGGGCTACGAACTGCTCCGCGTGCCCGAGGTGGCCGAAGCGATCGCCCAGGCCATGGCCGAGCGGTCGAAGCGCACGGAGGTCTCTGCCGACTACGTCGTCCGTCGCTTGCGCGAGATCGACGAAATGGACGTCCTGGACATCCACGAGGACGACGGAAGCTTCAAGCCTATCCGCGAATGGCCCAAGGTCTGGCGCCAGTTCCTTTCCGGCATCGAGGTCGCCGAGCTGTTCGAAGGCCGAGGAGATGACCGCCGCATCGCCGGCGTGCTCCGCAAGGTCAAGTGGCCGGACAAGCTCCGCAACCTGGAGCTGCTGAGCCGGCACGTCGGCACCGAGTCGGCCGCGCTGGATCTGGAGTTGAAGCGCCTGGACGTGGCGAAGAAGCGTGCCGAGCTGAAGCTGCTGGAGAATCCCGAGGACGATGCGCCGCCGACCAGCGTCGCGGTGACCATCATCGACGCGAGGGTGCGTGATGCCGACGCTGAATAGACCCCAGGCGAAGTTCCTGGCGCTCCCGCACAAGTTCTGCGGCTTCGTCGCTGGGTTCGGCTCCGGCAAGACCTGGGTGGGCTGCTCAGGGCTCGCCCAGCACGCCTGGGAATGGCCGCGCATCAACGCCGGCTACTTCGCGCCGACCTACGCCCAAATCCGCGACATCTTCTATCCGACGATGGAGGAGGTGGCCTTCGATTGGGGGCTGCGGACCAAGATCAACCAGGCGAACCATGAGGTTCACCTGTACAGCGGCAGCGCCTACCGCACGACGATCATCTGCCGCTCCATGGAGAAGCCGCAGACCATCGTCGGCTTCAAGGTCGGCCGGTCCCTGGTTGACGAGCTCGACGTCCTGTCGCTGATCAAGGCCCAGCAGGCCTGGCGCAAGATCATCGCGCGGATGCGCTACAAGGTGGACGGCCTGCGCAACCGCGTGGACGTCACCACTACCCCGGAAGGCTTCAAGTTCGTCTTTCAGCAGTTCGTGAAGCAGCTGCGCGAGAAACCGCAGCTGCAGGAGCTGTACGGCCTCGTCCAGGCCAGCACCTACGACAACGAGGCGAACCTGCCGGACGACTACATCGATTCGCTGATGGAGTCGTACCCGCCGCAACTGATCGCGGCGTACCTGCGCGGCCAGTTCGTCAACCTGACGTCGGGCACGATCTACACCGCCTACGACCGCACCCTCAACGCCTCGCAGGAGACCGTACAGCCCGGCGAAACGCTGTTCGTGGGCATGGACTTCAACGTCGGCAAGATGGCCGCCGTGGTGCATGTGAAGCGCCTGGGCCTGCCGCATGCGGTCGACGAGATCGTCAACGGGTACGACACCCCGGACATGATCCGCCAGATCAAGGAGCGGTTCTGGCTGTACGCCGACGGCGAATATCGCCCTACACGTCAGATCAGGATCTACCCCGACGCCTCCGGCGACTCGCGCAAATCGGTACGGGCCAGCGAGACCGACATCGCGCTGCTCAAGCAGGCCGGCTTTATCGTCTCGGCGCCCACAGCCAACCCGCCGGTCAAGGACCGGATCAACTCCATGAACGCCATGTTCTGCAACGCCAAAGGCGAGCGCCGGTATCGGGTCAACCCCGACCGGTGCCCGACCTATGCCGACGCCCTGGAACAGCAGGTGTGGGGCACAAACGGCGAGCCGGACAAGTCGGCCGACATCGACCACCCCAACGATGCGGCGGGCTACTTCATTCACAAGGAATTCCCGGTCGAGCGACCTGCGGCCGTTGTTACCACCCTGAGGTTCTGACAATGAGCGAATCCGTTTGCCAGTGCTGCGCCGCTGTCGAGGAGATGCGCGAGCACTGGAAGCTGATCGATTGCATCAAGGGCGGCACCTCGGCCATGCGCGAGGTGGGGGAGGCGTATCTGCCCAAGCGGCAGCTCGAGACGAGGGAGGACTATGAAGCGCGGCTGAAGCTGGCGACGCTGCACCCCGCGTTCGAGGAAACGGTCGGCGCCATGGTGGGGCGAGTGTTTGCGAAGCCGGTCGTGATCGGCGATGACGTGCCCCAGGAAGTTGCCGACCTGCTGACCGACGTGGATACGGAGGGACGTGACCTGCAGGTGTTCGCCCAGGACTGGTTCCGCGGCGGATTGGAGTATGGCCTGAAGTTCGCCCTGGTCGAGATACCGCAACGGCCAGAGGATCTGCCGAACACACGGCAGGCCGAGCAACAGGCCGGCTTCAGGCCCTATGGGGTGCTGATCGAGCCTGGCCAGGTGCTGGGGTGGAAGACCGGCAAGGTTGCTGGTATCGACAGCCTGACCCAGTTCCGCTTCCGGACGTGCCGGGTGGAGGAGGTGGACGAGTTCACCGAAGAGTCCGTTGAGCAGATCCGCGTGATCGAGCCCCACCGGCATCGAGTGTTCGAGGAGGGCAAGGACGGGTGGGAGATGGTATCGGACACGCCGAACACGCTCGGCTTCATTCCCTTGGTGCCGTATTACACCGCGCGTACCGGGTTCCTCACGGCGAAGCCACCACTGCTCGAACTCGCCCACCTGGTGGCAAAGCACTGGTGGCTCCAGTCCTCCCTGGACAGTCTGGTTGATGTCGCCTGCGTGCCGATCCTGGTGATGACTGGCGTCGACTCCGGCGACGAACTGGCCATCGGTGCGCGCTCCGCTGTGAAGTTGCCTCGGGAAGCCGACATGAAGTACGTCGAGCACACCGGCGCTGCCATCAAGACCGCGCGGGAACAACTTGACTCACTGCAAGAGGAGATGCGGCAGGCCGGTGCGAAGCTGGTGGAAAAGTCCACCCAGGTCATGACGGCGAAACAGTCTGGCGAGGAATCGGCGAAGGAGACCAGCAAACTGGCGATGATGTGCCAGGGCCTGCAGGACAGTCTGGTGCTGTTCTTATCGTACCTCTCCCTCGCACTGAACAACCGCGCCGAGGGCGGCACCGTGCAGCTCCAGCCGAATCTCGACCCGGATTACGCTCCGGCCGAGACCATGGGTGTGCTGCAGCGCATGCGTGACGGCGGCTCGTTGTCAGACCAGACCCTGTTCAACGAGGCCCAGCGCCGCGGCATGCTTGCCGAGGACCTGGACTGGGAGTCGGAGCAGGAGCGGATCCGCAATCAGGAGCCTGCGATATGACTCGCTTGGAGGTGCTGCTGGCGGAGCTGTATACCGACCATGGTATCGACCTGATCAGGACCACGGCGGGTATGTCGAAGGAAGTCGAGGAGAAGATCACCGAACTCGCCGAGGAGCTGGTGAAGCTGCTGCAGGGCCGCCGGTTGCCGCTGAAGAACGTCAAGGAGGTCAATGCGATCCTCGACGAGGCGGCCAAGGCAATCAAGGCGCAGTACACCGAGATCGCTGCGGCGCATGATGCCAACCTTCGGCAACTCGCGGTCATCGAAGGAGGCTTCGCGTCGAGCTCAGTCAACAGCCTGGTGAGCCGGCCAATCATGCTCGGCGTCGGCAAGAACCGACTCAGCGCCGTGGTTGCGAATACGCTCATCGAGGGCGCGCCTACCAAGCAATGGTGGCTCAAGCAGGCTGCGGATGTATCGTTTCGGTTCTCCGGTGTGGTGCGCAATGGCTTCGTGAATGGCGAGACCACGGAACAGATGGTTACCCAGATCGTCGGCCGCCGGGCTCGGGGCGACCAACCGCCGGTGAAGGGCTTCATGGATGTCAGCAAGCGCGCGGCTCGGACCTTGGTCCACAACAGCGCCCAAGCGGTGGCCAATGGCGCCAGGATGGAGGTCTACAAGGCCAATTCTGACGAGAATGGACCGGTGAAAGGGTATCGCCAGCTCAGCACCTTGGACTCGCACACCACGGAAATCTGCATGGTCTACGACCAGAAGACATGGGATCTGCAGTTCAGGCCTGTGGGGCACTCGTTGCCGTACAAGCAAGGTTGCCCGCGGCACTGGGGGTGTCGCAGTACCACTCTGCCTTGGCTCAAGACGATGCGTGAGCTAGGTATCGACGTCGACGAGGTGAAGAGCACCCGGGCGTCGATGGACGGCCAGGTGCCGGCCAGTTTGAACTTCGAGACATGGCTCAAGGGTAAGTCGAAGGCCTTCCAGGACGAGAAGCTGGGGTCCGGCCGCGCCGACCTCTGGCGCCGAGGCGTCATCACCTTGAGCGACCTGTTGGACCAGCGGGGCAACCCGCTGAGCCTGGCGCAACTTAGGGAGTCAGTTGGAATTCGCTAACCTGCTGCTCTCGCAGGAGTGTCTCAGCTTATCGAACTCGACCATCTGCTCTCGGTACTGCTGGGGCCAGAGCCTGTAGCCAGCCAATGCTGCTCGGATCGCTGTTTCCTGCTGCTCTGGCGTGCTTGCAGTCATTCCCTGTCGTGTCAGCTGCGCGATGGTCAGGGCTGCAAGGGCGAGCTCGGGAGGGGCATACGCATTCACTTCGAAAGCGGCCCGGATGATCTCCTTGCCCGCACTGTTGAAGGATTGCTGATCGTTTTCGACCGACGCTCCAATCAAGCCCCCGAGTGTTCCAAAGAGCCGTTCGCCAACCTCACGTAGTTTCGCCTCCTGGGTGTCGATGCGCTGAATACAACTTTGGACTGCAATTTGTTCGATAGAGCGATCGCTCGATTTCGTCGCTATCAGTTGGCCACCCAACGCGGCAAATCCCCCTATGGCTGCTGCAATCAAGGGGCTCAGTGCATTCCATAGTGAGTTCGTGGTGGTGCTCATCTTGAGTTCCATTTGCAATCGGTAGGAACGCATCAAATTACAACCTACGACCCGCCTTGGCGGGTTTTTTTATGCCTGCGTTTCGGATGGAGCGGGGCGCCTTCCGGGCCGGATGGCCCATCGCAATGGCCGGATGGCCGGAGAAAGACGAGATGAAACTGAAGACTGTCGAAGTCGATGGCAAGCAATACGCCGAGGTCCAGGATGGCAAGCCGGTTTACGTGGAGGATGACGGCAAGGAGATCGCTTTCGATGCGGTTGGTACCCGAGCCACCATCACCCGCTTGAACGGAGAGGCCAAGCAGCACCGCGAGCGGGCGGAGAAGGCCGAGAAAATCGCAAAGGACTTCGAAGGCATCGAGGACCCGGCCGCAGCGCGCAAAGCCCTGGAAACCGTCGCCAATCTCGACGCGAAGAAGCTGGTGGATGCCGGCGAGATCGAGAAGGTGAAGGCTGAAATCGGCAAGGCCTACGACACCAAGCTGACCGAGGCCACCACGCGCGCGGAGCAGTTGGAGCAGCAGCTCTACGCCGAGAAGATCGGCGGCAGCTTCTCCCGCTCGAAGTTCGTGGCAGACCGCCTGGCTGTTCCGGCCGACATGGTGCAGTCCGTGTTCGACAAGCACCTGAAAGTCGAGGACGGCAATGTCGTGGCCTACGACGCCCACGGCAACAAGCTGTACAGCAAGGCCCGTCCCGGCGAGGCCGCCGACTTCGATGAAGCGCTGGAGATTCTCGTCGACCAGTACCCCTACCGCGACCAGATCCTGAAGGGCTCTGGCCACTCCGGCGGCGGAACGCCCCCGGGCGGCAAGCCCTCCGGCAGCACGGCCAAGTCGCTCGCCGACTGCAAGACAGAGGCCGAGAAGGTCGCCTACCTCGAAACGATCAAGTAAGGAGGCCACATGGCTTTCGATCTCGCTGTATTCAACAAGCAGACCTACACGGCTCTGACCGAAACCGTCGCCCAGGCGATCGACAAATTCAACCAGGCATCCGCCGGCACCATCGTTCTGCAGAACGCGCCGGCGCAGGGCGACTTCGACATCAAGGCCAGCTTCAAGCTGATCGCCAATCTGGTGCGCCGCCGCAACGTCTACGGCAACGGCGACGTGGCTGCGACTCGTCTGACGCAGTTGCTCAACGCCGCGGTGAAGGTCGCCGCCGGCACGCCACCGATCGAGTATGAAGCGGCCCAGTACAACTGGGTGTTGCAAAACCCGGCGTTGGCGGCCCTGACCATCGGTGAGCAACTGGGTAAAGCACGTGTCGCGGATATGCTGAACACCGCCATCCGCGGCGCGGTGGCTGCAATCAGCGGTCACTCCGACGCGACCCATGGCAGCGCCACCGAGACCGCAACCTTCCGCACCCTGAACAAGGCGGCGTTCAAGTTCGGCGACCGCGCCAACGCCATCGCGGCCTGGGTGTTCCATTCCAGCGTGGTCAGCGATCTCTACGACAACGCTCTTGCGAACGCCGAGAACCTGTTCACCTACGACGGCGTGAACGTGATGCGCGACCCGTTCGGCCGTCTGTTCGTGGTGACCGACGCCGACTCGCTGATCGTGCCGGCTGGCGCCGACCCCGAGGCCAACCCAGCTTCGTTCCGTTCGCTGGGCCTGGTGCAGAGCTCGGTGCTGGTGACCGGCAACAACGACTTCGACGCTGTTCTGAACCGCACTACCGGCAAGGAGAACCTGGGTTCGGTCTACCAGGCCGAATGGAGCTACAACCTGGGCGTGCTCGGTTACACCTGGAAGACCGGTACGGGCGGCGCTTCGCCGAACGATACCGCGATCGGCACCGCGGCGAACTGGGAGCGCACCGCCACCAGCGTCAAAGACACCGCCGGCGTTCTGGTGCTGAGCAAGTAGCCGCAGAGGGGCCGCCAGGCCCCCTTTTCATGAGGTGGACAATGACCAAGAAGATTCTGTGGTTCGTAGCTGGCCCGGCGACCTCGGACCAGATGGAGTTCGCCCAGCGCAATGGGCTGACGATTCGGGATCCGCTCGCCTATCGCCAGGGTGACTTCCTCGAACAGGCCGATGCGGTGGCCGGCGAGGTGCCGCGGGCATACTCGGTGGCCTACGACCTGATCGAACTGCAAACCAACGGTGCTGCGAAGGCTCCGGGTATCCATGACGGCGAGCCCACCCTCGACGAAATCAAGGCTGACCTGAAGGCCCTCGGCGTCGCGTTCGATGGGCGTGCAGGCAAGGCTGCGTTGGCGAAACTGCTCGCCGAGGCGAAGGCGGCCCAGGAGCCCTCGCCGTTGAACGCCGAGCAGGTGCTGGCGCGTCTCGTTGAACTGGGTGTCGAGGTGCCGGAAGGCGCCACGCCCGATTCGCTGCGCGAGCTCCTGAAGGCGACCGAGGAGAAAGCCAATGGCGGTGATGACTGAGGGTGACAGCGCCAACAGCTACGTCTCCGTCGACCAGGCTACCGAGTATCACGCTCAGCGCGGCAATGCTGCCTGGGCGTCGGCCTCCAATGACAGCCGCTCCTCGGCACTGATCAGGGCGACCGACTACATCGACCGCAGCTATCAATTCCGAGGCTCGAAGGTCGACCCGGACCAGCCGTTGGAGTTTCCACGCACCGGCCTGGCCTGGCCGAACCGGAAACTGCAGGCCGCAACGTGCGAACTGGCCCTGCTGGCCCTCGACGGGCCGCTGGACACGGTACAGCAGGCCTCCGCTGTGAAATCCGAGACGGTGGGGCCCCTCACCACGGTCTACGCCGATCCGGTGAACCAGGGGCAGCCGCGCTACGTTGCAGTGGATCGGCTTGTGGAGGCGCTGACAGTCGGCGGCGGCATGTTCAACGTCAGGGTGTCGAGGATGAGCTGATGGCTGATATCTACGACCGTTCCCGGGCGATGGCCATTCGTATGCTGGCACCGCGGAGTAAGGGCGGTAGGGGGCTTGAGCTACGCCTGACCAAGTTCGAGCAGGGCGAGTACGACCCGGCGACCGGTGGAAGTCCAACCATCGAGCGCCGCTTCGATGGTTCCGGTATGCGCCAGGACTACGATGTGCGGGTTATCGACGGTTCGCTGATCCAACAGGGTGATGTCGAGATCATCATGTCTCCAGTGCAGCTCGGGGGGCAGGACATGCCGGCGCCGAGGAACGGCGACCGTATCGAGTTCGACGGCGAGGCCTTCAAGGTGGTGACTGCGAAAGCCTGGAATTATGCCGGCCTGGACATCGGCTTCGTCGCGCAAGCGAGGAGGTAGCGCATGGCCCGTGGCTCTCGCATGCGTCAACGCTACTCGGGGCGCCAGGGCAGCTTCGCTGCAGCGGTGGCGCAGTTCCGCGACCAAGCCTTGGCTGCCGGCGATGCGATCTACCAGCGGATCATGTTGGACCTGTCGATCAAGGTGATCGAGAAATCTCCAGTCGGTGACCCGGAGCGGTGGGCCGCGAACGTCGCCTACCGCCAGCGAACGAGTGCTGTGGCGGACCGCTACGACGAGAACGTTGCGATTCGCAACACCCTGATCAACCTGAATCCGAGCAACTTCACCAGGAACGGGAAGCTACGTCGAGGCGTGAAGCACGCGAAGCCGCTGACCAAGGCGGAGCGTGACCAGAACTTCGACGTCAACGGGATGGTGGCCGGGCGCGGGTATGTTGGCGGGCGCTTTCGGGCCAACTGGCAGTTCAGCATCGGCACGGCCGCACAGGGGGAGATTGATGACGTCGACCCGACTGGCAGCAAGGCAATTTCTGCAGTGACCGCCGGGGTCCACCCGCTGAAGCTCGGTGATACCGCCTACCTGGTGAACAACCTGCCGTATGCGGTACCGCTGGAGTACGGGCACTCCAGCCAGGCGCCGGCTGGCATGGTCCGGGTGACCATCGCCGAATTCCAGCAGATTGTGGAGGCCGCCGTCAGGGCGAACCAGGTATGAGTCACGAGATCATTCAGCAACTGTTCGAGGCTCGCCTGGACGTCTGGGCGAAGGCCAAGGGGATCCCGGTCGCGTACCCGAATGTGACGTTCGAACCGACGCCGGGTGCCATCTATCTACGCTGCTTCACGCTGCCCGCTGGCACTACCAGTAGCGACTTGGGCGGCTACCACCGGGGCTTCACAGGTGTGTTCCAGATCAGCATCGTGGTCCCAGGCGGGCAGGGCACCGGCGTTGCCGCAGACATCATCGCCGAGTTAGGTCAGCAGTTCCCTCTCTACACCGAGTTGTCCCGCCCCGGTTTCTCTGTGCAGGTGGTGAGCCCACCAGCGCCGGGACCCTGGATATCGGGGGACATCGCCGATACCAAACCAGTCTCCATCGGCTATCGCGCCGACATCTTCTGATCGCCCGCATGGGCACACCAGCACCCGCCATGAGCGGGTTTTTTCATTTCCACACGAGGAAAACTCCATGTCCGCAAGCCTCCCCAACGGCGCGCTGCTGGCCATTGCTGCCACCTACGGCACGGCTATTCCGATTACCGCTGTCTCCAACGCCAAGCCAGCGGTTGCTACCGCAGATGCTCACGGCCTGTTGGTCGGTGACGTCGTGTCGCTGGTGTCCGGCTGGACTGGCCTGAACGGCCGAGCCGTCAAGGTCGCAGTTTCCACCGAGGACACCTTCTCCCTGGGCAATATCGATACCACCGATGTGATCCGCTACCCGGCCGGCGGCGGTATCGGCTCGGCGAAGAAGGTCCTCACCTGGCAGCAGATCCAGCAGGTGATGAACCCGACCACCTCCGGCGGCGAACAGCAGTTCGTCCAGTACCAGTACCTCGAGGACGATGACCAGCGCCAGTTGCCTACCTTCCGCAACGCTCAGTCGTTCTCGATGCCGATCGCCGACGACCCCAACTTGCCGCAGTGGGCGGTGATTGAGGCGGCGGACCAGAGTAAGGCGCTGCAGGTGATCCGCCTGACGCTGCGCAACGGATCGGAGGTTTTCTACAACGGCTACGTCTCGGTCAGCGATACCCCGACCCTGAACGTCAACGAAATCATGACCCGGACCCTGACCATCGCTCTCGATGGCCGCCCGGTTCGCTACAACTCGGCCCCCTAAGGAACTGTCATGGCGAAGAAGTTCAGTATCGCGCAGGCGCCTACCTTCGAATCCAGTGTGGAGATTCCCCGTCTCGGCGGGGAGTCCATCAAGGTGCCATTCACCTTCAAGTACCTGGATCGTGAAGATCTGGCCGACCTCTACAGCAGTTGGGGAGAGCGGTTCAAGCGCTTGGTCGAGGAGACTCGTGAGCAGTCTCTGGAAGCGTTCACCACGGCTCAGATCGACCTCCAGGTTGAGCAGGTACAAGCCGTTGTGGCCGGGTGGGGGTTCGACGAGGCGTTCACCGAGGCCAACGTCCGGCTGCTGGTGTCCTCCCTGGTCAGCGTGCCCGAGGCCATCCTCGAGGCTTACCAGAGCGCCTACAGCAGAGGGCGCTTGGGAAACTGAAGCGCGCCGCACAGGAACTCTATCGGCCTGTAGCCAGCCCCCAGGAGCTGGCGCAGTTCGGATTGTCTCCAGATGACTTCGACGAAAGCGACGAGCAGATGGAGCTTTGGCCCTGCAACTGGACGGCATTCATCGTCTTCGAGGCGATGAGCACCCAGTGGCGGGCTGGCATGTGTGGCGCAACAGGCCTGGATTACACCGCATTGCCGGTGGTGATGCAGATGTGCGGCGTAGCCGCTGGTGAGCAACCCGCGGTATTCGCGGATATCCGGGTGATGGAAGACGCTGCGCTGAAGGCCTTCCGCGAGCAGAGGGAGTCGGGATGAGCAACTTCGCCGAACTGGGCATCAAGGTCGATTCGAGCCCGGCCGTAAAGGCGGCCGAGGACCTCGACAAGCTGGTCGACTCCGCCGATCAGGCCGAACAGGCAATCGACAACCTGTCCGACGCCAGCAAGGGCCTTGAGCAGGCCACCAAGGGAGTGTCGCGCGCGGAGGAGGACGCTGCCCGCTGTGTCGACAAGGCGGCCGGTGCGCGTGAACGCCAGGCTGCTGCCAGCCGGAAGGTATACGACAGTGCCGCTGGCGAGATATCCATCATCAGCCAGTTGGAACGGGCGCTCTCCGGCAACGTCGCCAATATCGACGATCTGATTCGCGCCGAGAGTTTGCTCGAGCGGGCGCGCAAGGCCGGCCTGACCACGCTGCAGGACGAAGCTCAGTATCAGGATCGCCTGGGTGCGGCCTATGACCGGTTGCAGAAGGCGGAAACCAAGGAGGCCGCCGAGAAGCAGCGCCTGGTTGCGGCGCAGAACCGGCAGATCGAAGCGATGCAACGCACGGTCAACAGCATCGATCCGGTGACCGCCGCGTTGGCCAGGCTTGAGAAGCAGGAAGCCGCGTTGCGTGGTCTGCGCGCCGCCGGCGGGCTGGATGACGCCGGGCTGGCCGCCGGCCTGGAGAAGATCGCGGCGAAGCGGCGGGACATCGAAGGTACCGGCGGCGCGATCAACAAGCTCGGGCTGACCAGCAAGGAAGCGCGCGAGAACGTGCTGCAGTTGGGTAACGCCCTCTCCACCGGTAACTGGCGGGTCGCCGCCCACAACATCGCCGAGATCGGTGTGAACGCCGGCGGCGCCGCTCGCGGTGTTATCGGCGTCCTGGCCCCGATTGGGTTGCTGGCAGCGGCGGTCGGTGGTGTGACTGCGGCGGCGTACTTGGGCAGCAAGGAACAGGGCGAATACAACAAGGCGCTGATCATGACCGGCAACTACGCTGGTACCAGCGCCTCTGGACTGGGCGAAATGGCGCGCCAAGTCAGCAATACGGTTGGCACGACCGGAGCTGCTGCCGAAGTGCTGGCCACCCTGGCGGGCAAGGGAGACTTGGCCAGCGAAAGCTTCGTTGCCATCACCCAGGCCGCGCTGTCGATGGAAGAGGCGACTGGCCGCGCGGTGGGGGATACCGTCGCCGAGTTCGTGAGGCTGGGAGAGGACCCTGTGAAGGCCTCGAAGGCCCTGAACGAGCAGTACAACTACCTCACCGCATCCGTCTACTCGCAGATCAAGGCGCTGGAGGAGCAGGGGGATCACGCCGGCGCGGTGAAGCTGGCGACTGAGGCCTACGCTGACGCAATCAACCAGCGGACCCCGAAGATTCTGGAGAACCTGGGTTGGATTGAGCGTGCTTGGGATGGAGTCGCACGTGCTGCGAAGCGCGCGTGGGATGATGCCAAGAGCATTGGCCGCCAGGACATCGACTCCCAGATCGCCGATGTGGAGCGGCGCCTTGCCCAGCTCGATCAAGGTGGTTTCGGCCTGGTCGGCAATCGCGACGAGAGCCGGAACCGCCTGCGCGAAGAGCTCGACATGCTCCGCGAGCGGAAGAAGGCGATGGAGGACGATGCCAGAACCGCCGGCGAGCGCGCTCGGGCTGAACAAGCCGCCCAGAATGCTATTGACCGGATCGACGCTCGTTCTAGGGCGGCGCTGACCAACCAGCAGAAGCGCGCCAAGGAGTTGGAGCAGTACAAGAAGGATCTACAGGCGATCCGCGAGGTGAACCCGAACGATGACCGCCTGCAGAAGGCGACCGTCGATCGCGAGATCGCCAACATCAACGCCAAGTACAAAGACCAGAAGGCTCCGCCGGTTCGGTGGACCTACGCGCGGCCAACGCCGCGAAGAACAGCTTGGCCGAGATCACCGCGACCTACCGTAATGCGCAAAAGGAACTGGAGGCGTCCCAACGCGCAGGCGTGATCAGCGCGGAAAGCTACGCGCAGCAGCGGATCTCGATCATCCAGCAGGAGCGGGATGAGGTCAGCCATGCCTACGAGCGCGAAATCGCAGCGCTGGAGGCTGCCAGGGCGAAGCAAGGAGCGTCGCAGCCCAGCGAATCCAACTCGACCAGAAGATCGCCGACGCCAGGACGGCGCTGGTCAAGGCGCAGCAGGACGCCGATTCACAGCTCAATCAGATCGAACTCAGCGAGCAGGGGCGGCTACGGCGACAGGAGCAGTCAGTGCAGCGCTATACGCAGGCGCTACAGGCGCAGGTCGATGCGTTGCGTCTGGAGGGCGAGCGCGCTGCGGCCGGTGTCAGCATGGGCGGACGAGAGCGGTCCCGCTTCGAGCAGTTGAACAGTCTCGACGACCGCTACAATCAGCAACTGATGGACCTGGAGAACCAGCGCTCCGATCCCAGTCGGCAAATGTCGGACGAGGAGTACGAGAAACGTCTGGCTACGCTCAGGAAGGCGCATCAGGACCTGCGAGACACCGTGGTCAGCAACTACGACCAGATGACCGCTGCCCAGTCAGACTGGAGCAACGGAGCGAGCGGAGCCTGGAACGACTATCTCGAAAGCGCCAGGAATGTCGCCGGACAGACACATGACCTGTTCACCAACGCCTTCCGCGGCATGGAAGATGCGGTCGCGACCTTCGCCACGACCGGCAAGCTGTCGTTCTCCGACTTCGCCAAGAGCATCCTGGCGGACATGGCGCGGATTGCAACGCGCGCCGCTGCTTCGCAGGCCCTTTCGTCCCTCTTCGGCGGCTTCTTCGGCGGTGGAAACGCTGCCGTGCAGTCGGGCGTCGACAACCTGGTGAGCAGCAGTGGGCTGTTCGCCAACGGTGGCGCGTTCGCCGGAGGCGTGCAGATGTTCGCCACCGGCGGGGCCTTCACCAACAGCGTGGTCAGCACGCCAACCGCGTTCGGCATGAGCGGTGGCCGCCTGGGTGTGATGGGCGAAGCGGGGCCAGAGGCAGTGATGCCGCTGACCAGAACCTCGTCCGGCGCCCTCGGTGTGCGCGCTATGGGCGGTGGTGGTTCGCAGATCAACGTCGAGGTGAACATTGCCTCGGATGGTTCGGCCAACGTCTCCAGCAGCCAGCCTGGCCTGGACCAGTTCGGTCGCGACATCGGAACGTTCGTCGAGCAGAAATACCGACAACTCCTGGCGCGTGATCTGCGGCGTGACGGTGCGATCGGCCGGGCCATCAACGGGTAGAGCGCATGGCAATCGAAACCTTCACTTGGGCCACCGAGAGCGGTGGCGAGGGCGACATAACCTTCGCCACCAGGTCCTCGCAATTCGGTGACGGCTACAAGCAGTTGGTGAGCGAAGGTCTGAACAGCAAGTCCCAGAGCTGGCCGGTGTCCATCACCGGGCCGGCGGCGACCATCAAGGCCGTGATGGACTTCCTGGACCGCCACACCGGAGCGCGTGCATTTCTCTGGACGCCGCCCCTGGGCGGCCTGGGCTTCTACACCTGTGCGGGCTACCGGCCCGTCAACCTCGGCGGCCGGGTCTACCGGCTGACCGCGACCTTTGAACAGGCATTCCATCCATGACACTGATCACCGATATCCAGAAGCTGGAGCCGGGCGGCGAGGTCGTGCTGTTCGAGCTCGACGGCAGCGACTTCGGCGCCGACGTGGTCCGGTTCCACGGTCACGCTATCCCGCACAGTCCGCAGGAACTGGCCGCTGCCGGCGCCAACGCCGACCAGTTGCCGGCGAAATCGATCTGGTGGCAGGGCCACGAATACGCGGCCTGGCCGGTGCAGATCGAGGGCATCGAGGCCAACAGCGATGGTACTGCGGCGCGGCCGAGCTTCACCGCCGGCAACGTCAATGGCCGGATTACGGCGCTCTGCCTGGCGTTCGAGGACCTGCTCCAGTTCCGCCTCACCATCCGGACGACGCTTGCGAAATATCTGGACGCGGCGAACTTCCCAGGCGGCAATCCCGACGCTGATCCCTCCCAGGAGATCGTCGAAATCTGGTACTTGGACCAGAAAACCAGCGAGGACGGCCAGTACGTGGCCTGGGAACTGGCCTCGCCAGGCGACGTTGGCGGCGAGCAGGTCGGCCGGCAGATGACCACCCTTTGCCACTGGGCGATGACGGGCGGGTACCGCGGGCCCAACTGCGGCTACACCGGCCCGTACTTCGACACCGACGGCAACCCCACCGATGATCCAGCCCGGGACGAGTGTGATGGCTGCCTGGGCACCGGTTGCATCCCGCGCTTCGGTGAAGGGAACCAACTGCCCTTCGGCGGCTTCCCTGCCGTCTCGATCATCGCCAGGAGCTGACCATGCTCAAGCACATCCTGTCTGCCGTGCAGAAGCATGCCGCGGCAGAGTATCCGCGCGAGTGCTGCGGACTGATCATCCGTTCTGGCCGGAGCCAGCGATACGTTCCCTGCGAAAACACCGCTACCGACGCCGGCGAAGAGTTCCGCATCGCACCGAAGGCGTATGCCGAGGCAGAGGACCAGGGCGAGATCGTCGCCGTGGTGCACAGCCATCCCGATGCCGCCAGCCGACCGAGTGCCGCAGACGTCGCTATGTGCAACGCCTCGGGCCTGACATGGCACATCCTGAGTTGGCCGGAGGGCGACTTGCGTACCATCGAGCCCGTCGACCAGGTGCCGCTGCTCGGGCGCGCCTTCGTGCATGGGGTGCAGGACTGCTGGCAGGTCTGCGCCGACTGGTACCAGCGGGAGTGGGGCATCGAGTTCCCGCACTTCGAGCGTGCCGATGGCTGGTGGGAGCGGGCAGACGGTCCGAGCCTCTACGAGCAGCAGTTCGAGGCTGCAGGATTCGTCCGGGTGGATCGGCCGCAGCGCGGCGACATGATCGTGATGGCGGTGGGGCGCACCGCGCATCCGAACCACGCCGGGATCTACCTGGGCGACGATCCGTCGCTGCCGGGCGAGGAGACCAAAGTTTTCGGCGCTGGCCCGTTCCTGTTGCACCACCTGTACGGAAAGCCCAGCGAGATCATCGTCTACGGCGGTAACTGGCACGAGCGGGCTCGCCTAGTGCTGCGCCACAAAGACTCAAGAACAAGCTGAGCGGCCTGGCCGCAGGAGGATGTCATGTGTGAAGTCTACGAGCTGCGCATTTTTAACTTACAGGGATCTGCAGAAATTGCGCTGCAGAAGGAGTCCCAGATGGTGCGAGTAGAGCGACTCATTGGCAAGGTCAGCGGAGGTCCGGGTTATCGCCGTTTAGTTTGCGGCGAGCCCGGCCTCACGGCAGTTCTGAAGTCAGGACAGTGCTCCTTCGGCTTCTCGTTGGTAGAGCCGAAGGAGGCTCGGATTAATCTGTCGGAGGGGTGAGGCCGCCGACGAAGTTATCGGTGCCCACCTGATGCGAGCCGTACTCGACTGCGAACCCGACGCCACGTGACGCAGCTTCCGCTAGGGCAGTGGCTTCAGAGGCGTAAATATCCACGAACCTCCAAGGAGAGCTTTGGACAACTGCCCAGCCCAGAACCCATCCAAGATTGTCGGGGTCTTTGGGGAGATTTTGCACAAGACTTCTGATTCCCATTTCAACCTCGTTCCATCAGTCACGGTTGTCTTTGGTGATTATGAATTTCGAGCCCTGTTCAGCATCTGGCCGGTATTCGTAATGGACCGGGCTGTCATTACGTTCAAAGTGATGCTTCACTATGCCCGAGTACTTATTGCCTTCGATGCTGGAAACCGTGTTAGTGGTGGGCGCAGAAAGCAGCATCTCCGCATCGTCTGCATCAAACGATCGACGAATTGCGGCAGCTTTTTCCTTGTCAAAGTCTTCGCTCAGGTTATGAGGAATGAATAGATGCTTGACCATTTGACCTCCTAGGTCTTGATCGCCCCAGTCCATGGGCTTTCCGGCAACGGTCCGGGGCGGTTCGTTGGGAGGCACAACGCTACTACGCCCAGACCCAGGCCATGTACTGGCTTTCCGTCCAGGGTAGATGGGTGGACAGGCAGCGATAATGGGTTGCGCCTAAAAATCTCTGCTAATCTCCCTATGCTGTTGTTCATACGGTACTTGCCAACTAAGGAAAGGGAGGCGCTATGTCGAACTCAGAAGATGAGCTCCGTTATGCTCGTGCGATGGTCTGGATTAACAATGTTTTTGGCGGTGGAATAGTTCCTCACAGAGAGTTTTCACCTGAAGAGTTGATATCTGAGGAATTTTCTTCGTCAGCTCTGGAATCATTTAACTCAGTTAGTAACAGTCTTGCTTCGGAAGATATTAAGGTTGATGATAAATTTGCTAATATCGTCAACTTTAAGTCTAGCGCTTTTAGGTCTGTAAAAATAACGCTTGTTAATAGAAGTCCATATAGTTTGGTATTATTCAAGCACAGCTTGGAGCATAGTAATTGGATGGGTGGGTCTCTACCGCCAGAGTCTATCGCTCCAGGCCAAGCCGTTGCCTGGGGGGCTGAGTCAAACGGTTTAGCGGTTGGCACTGAAGGATGGGTTGAGTATCTGATATGTGGTGATTATAAGAATGCCGGTCCCCAGAATATGAAAATGTCGTTCAAAGTATATTGGGATAATCCGGCAGCTGGTTCCAATTCTTGTCGTCACTCATGGCCATTAGGAGACGCAAGCCATCCTATCTGGAACAAAGTCTCGTTGAAGGATCCGGATCCTGACAGCATTAGCGGGAATGATTGCAAGATGCAATGGATCTTCCAGTACGAAGGCTAACCAGCAGTATAGAGCCCAGCCCCGCGCTGGGCTTTTTGCATCTGGTTCCCATGAAAAGCCCGGTGTTTAGCCGGGTTTGGTACTTCCCGCCTCCTAACGATGCTTGTGCTCGCAGCCATCGTGACCTAATCAAGTCGATGGACTCGACTCCCGGCAATCATCCTGTCATCGCGGACAAGGTTTTCAGGTTTGCTCAAGCGACGGATGAGGCAGCGCGAGTGACCTGTCCTTCGGACGCCTGAACCCGGCCTTGTGGTGGGTTTTGCTGCTGGCTGTTTGCTATCCTGTGCCATCCTTGTTGTGGAGAGTCGTATGGAAGCTGACGAGAAAAAATGCCCATTCTGCGCTGAAATAATCAAGGGTGAGGCAATCAAGTGCAGGTACTGTGGCGAAGCACTTAATGAGGAAGTAGGGCTACTGCAACATCCTAAAAAGCCCACTATGGGGGCAGCAAAAAAAGTCCTGATCTGTTTAGTGCTGCTACCAATAGGTGCTCTGGTGGCTCTCCTAATTCTTGGTGCAGTTCTAGAAAGCACAGAGACCCCTGAGTCCAGGGATAAGGATAGGGCTCGAGTAGCTATCGATTTGTGCTGGAAAGATGTTGATGATCGACTTTTAGACATGTCGGCTAGGCGTTTCGCTAAGTCGGTATGCCAGAAACTGGCTGCTGATTATGAGGCGAAGTACGGCCGATCATCCTTCATACGGAAGGAATGAATAATCGCATAAACCGCCTCCGGGCGGTTTTTTATTACCTGGAGAAACGCATGACCACCGCAGCGCACCACACTCCGATGACCACCATCAAACTCTACGGCGCGCTCCGGCAGTTCGGTCGGGAGTACCGTATGCTCGTCGGGTCGACTGCGGAAGCGATCAAGGCCCTGTGCGTGCAGATTCCTGGCCTCGAGCGCTTCCTCGCCAATGCTCACCTGCGAGGTATGGAGTTCGCTGTATTCCGTGGGAAACGGAACATTTCCCAAGATGAGCTGCAGTTCGGGGGCGCCGAGGAAATTCGCATTGCTCCGGTCATGCGTGGCCGGAGTGGTGGGTTGGTGCAGACGATAGTCGGGGCTGTGCTGATCGCTGCTTCCTACGCTTTTCCCGTCATAGCCCCGTATGCGCTGCCTGCAGGGATAGGGATGGTTGCAGGCGGCGTCATCCAAATGCTCAGCCCCCAGGCCCAGGGCCTGAAGCAGAGCGCGGCGCCGGAGAACCAGCCCAGCTACGCCTTCGGCAGCGCTAGAAATACCACCGCCAGCGGGAACCCGGTACCGATCTGCTACGGGAAGCGCCGCTGGGGTGGGGCGATTATCTCGGCGTCGATTTATTCGGAAGACAAAATTTAATTAGGAATGTTTTCTTGCTTGTTTAGAGAGTATCTGTAAGAGAATTTTTGCCATATATAGATCTGAAGTCTATTTGATAGTCGAAGCTTGTGTTTGGCGGCTGTAATGTTGTGAATATAAGCCTTGAGGTCGTGCACTCTTTGTTGTCGTGGATATCTACAAGGACGATTTCCTCCCCTGTTTTTAGTGAGTCGTTGGGGCGAGGCATTCCGGCAATTGCGCAGTATGGGGATACTCCTTGTTTAGCTAGTGCGTGTAGAATGTTTCCATATATTTCCTTGCCATTCTCGTAGAATGTCACTTTGTCTATATATGCTGGCCCTAGTCCGTTATTGAATATTATCATTTTGTAATCATCTTTAAGGGATAGGTATGAATTTACTCTTGGTTCGACGCTTATGTAGTTGTGTTCCTTAAGGGTATAGGCTTGATATGCGCTTAGGGTCACGGCAGTTATTGAAGTGATCAGGGCGCACCACTCAATCCAATGTGATCGTGAGGCCTTCTCTTGGTTGCTCATGATTTTCATTCCTTGAAAGTGAAGTTGAATTTCCAATTTATATAGATAAACCCGCTAAGTGAATTTCTACTAGCACTTTAGATAGCCCGCTTATGTGCGGGCTATTTCATGCCCGGAGGAAAGCATGGGCGCAGTTCACCAGCACCTGGCCGGCCGCAAGGGCGGCAGTAGCAAACCGAAACAGCCGGTCGAGGCACCCGACAGCCTGCGCTCGGTCGCGATGGCCAAGATTCTGCTCGCCGTGGGCGAGGGCGAGTTCGCCGGCGTTCCGAGCGAGCGCGACATCTACCTCGACAACACCCCACTGATGGACCCGAGCGGTAACCTGAACTTCCCCAACGTTAAGTGGGAGTGGCGCGCGGGGGCGGTGGACCAGGACTACATCCCTGGCATCCCTGCCGTTGAGAACGAAACCAGCGTCAACGTCGAGTTGCGCAGCGATACGCCCTGGGTGCGCTCGCTGAGCAATACCCAGCTTTCCGCAGTGCGTCTGCGCTTCGCCTGGCCGGCGCTCCAGCAGCAGGACACCAACGGCAACATCGGCGGGTACCGGATCGAATATGCCGTAGATCTGGCCACCGACGGCGGCGCCTATCATGAGGTGCTGCGCGAGGCCGTCGATGGCAAGACCACCACCCGCTACGAGCGTTCCCGCCGGATCGACCTGCCGGCGGCCACCAATGGCTGGCAGGTGCGCGTCCGCCGCCTGACGCCGAACCAGAACAACAACCGCATCGCCGACACCATGCTGATCGCCGGCTACACCGAGGTGATCGACGCGAAGCTGCGCTACCCGAACACGGCGCTGCTGTACGTCGAGTTCAGCGCAGAGCAGTTCAGCAACATTCCGGCTGTTACAGTCGACTGCCGCGGGCGGAAGGTTCAAGTGCCGAGCAATTACGATCCGGAGGCCCGGGCCTACCTCGGCATCTGGGACGGCACGATGAAACAGGCCTGGACCGACAACCCGGTCTGGCATACCTACGACATCGTGACCAACGATCGTTTCGGTGTGGGTAAACGCATCAAGGCCTGGATGGTCGATCGCTGGGAGATGTACCGGATATCCCAGTACTGCGATCAGTTGGTGCCGGATGGGAAGGGTGGCCAGGAGCCGCGACACACCTGCAACTTGAACCTGCAAAGCCGCGCCGGGGCCTGGGAGCTGCTGCGCGACCTCACCGCTATCTACCGCGGCATGGCGTACTGGGCCCAGGGCCAACTGAAGATCCAGGCGGATATCCCGCGCGCCACCGACATCGATTTCGCCTACACCCGGGCCAATGTCATCGACGGCCGCTTCAGCTACGGCTCGGCCAGTGAGCGCACTCGCTACAGCCGTGCCTTGGTCAGCTACGACAATCCTGCGAACAACTACGACACCGACGTGGCTGTGGCCACCGATAAGCGCCTGCAGCGGCGTTACGGCGACAACCCGGTCGAGGTGGCAGCCATTGGCTGCACCCGCGAGAGTGAGGCCCAGCGGCGCGGAAAATGGGCGATCCTAACCAACAGCCAGGATCGCACGGTAACGTTCCGTACCGGTATGGACGGGGCGATTCCGCTGCCGGGATGGGTGATTCCGGTGGCTGACGCGCTGTTGGCTGGACGGGAGATCGGCGGGAGGATCTCGGCGGTTGCTGGCCGAGTGATCACCTTGGATCGCGACACCCAGGTGAAAGCTGGCGACCGGCTGTTCCTGAACCTGCCCAGCGGTAAGGCTGAGGCGCGATCCGTGCAGTCGGTCGCCGGGCGCGCGGTGACCGTGACGACAGCCTACAGCGAGACCCCGCTACCGGAACTGGTCTGGACCCTCGAGGCCGACGACCTGGCGGTGCCGCTCTACCGTGTGATGAAAGTCAGCCAGCCGGAGCGCGGTGTCTTCGAGATCACTGCGCTGCAGTACGAGCCCGGGAAGTTCTCAGCGATCGACACTGGCGCCAAGTTGGAGAGCCGGCCGATCAGCGTTATCCCGATCACCACCGTGGCGCCGCCGGCGAGCGTCACGCTGACCTCGCACTACCAGTTCGATCAGGGGTTGGCGGTCAGCACGATGACCATCGCCTGGCCCCCCGTGGAAGGGGCTGTCGCCTACGACGTCGAATGGAAGAAGGACAGCGGCAACTGGATCCGCTTGCCGCGTGCCGGCACCACCAGCGTCGATGTGACCGGCATCTACGCAGGTGGATACCTGGCGCGAGTGCGTGCGGTATCGGCGTTCGACATCACGTCGGTCTGGAAGAGCTCGATCCTGACCCAGCTCAGCGGTAAGACCGGCGCGCGCCGGCGCTGGCGTTCCTGCGTACCACCAGCGGGCCGTGGAAGATCGGTCTGGAGTGGGGATTCCCGGCCAGTGGAGCGGCGGACACCGCCTACACCGAGATCCAGCAGTCGGTCACCCCGGGCGGCAGCGAACAGAACGCAACTGCCCTGGGCTTGTTCGCATACCCGACCGACACCCACACGCTGACCTCGCTGGCGGCCGGCGCTCGCCTGGCCTTCCGCGGGCGGCTGATCGACAGGACCGGCAACGTCGGCCCCTGGTCGGCCTGGGTCGACGGCATAAGCTCGACGGATGCGAGCGAGTACAACGAGCTGATCACCAAGGAGTACGTCGAGTCCGCGCTGGGCGAACAGTTCTTCGCCGAAATCGATCAGATGCAGGTCGATATTAGTGGCCTGCAGGACCAGATCGACAATCTGACTGATGTGCTGGCCTACGACCCGACGAAGACCTACGCGAAGAACGATATCGTGCGGGTCGGCAACCGGCTGTATCAAGCGAAGCAGGCGGTGCCGCTCAACGCCTCGCCGCCGAACGCGACCTACTGGGCCGACATCGGACAGTCGATCGAGACGGCCAACGGCCTGGCCCAGCAGGTGGCCACCAACACCGCGGATATCACCGAGCTCGACGGCAAGGTCGAAGCGGCGGCTTCGAGCCTGGATGTTCTGCAGGCTGCTGCCCGCCGGGAGCCGGCGACGGGAGAGAAGGCGGATGCGCTGAAGGGCTGGGACACCATTGCTCGAGCCGCCACCGAAGTCACCGTGCGGGCGAACGAGGACGAAGCGCAGGCGAAGCGGACGAGCTTGCTTGAAGCGCGGACTGCAACTGCGGAGGGGCGCATTACCACGGTCGAGCAGGTGACCGCGAGCGACAGACAGGCCACTGCCCAGCGCATCGACCAACTTTCAGCGGAGGTGGGTAGCAACAGTGCGGCAATCCAGACCACGCAGAGCGTTGTAGCGTCACTGGATCAGGGCGTGAAGGCGATGTACAGCGTCAAGCTCCAGGCGCATGCCAATGGACAGCAGTACGCCGCTGGCTGGCAACTGGGCTTCGACAGCGGCACGAGCGTGACGACCATGGCGTTCCAGGCTGATCGGTTCCTCTGGTTCAACAGTTCCAGCGGGCAGACCGTGGCGCCGGTCTCGATCGTCGGAGGCCAGATGTTCATCAACAACGCGATGATTCAGGACGGTTCGATTACGAACGCGAAGATCGGCAACGTGATTCAGTCGACCGCACTCGGTGCCAACGGCGAGCCGCTGTGGAAGCTTGATAAAGCAGGGAGTTTGACGATGAACAGCGCAACGTCCGGAGGCTTCATGAGGCAGACAGCGGAGGCCGTTAAAGTCTACGACGCGAACCTGGTGTTACGGGTACAGATCGGGAATCTCGACGCATGAGCTATGGCATCCGAATTCGAAACGCAGCCGGAGGGATCGTGATGGACCTCACCGGCCAGTCGGCGCGGACTGTATATCGACAATCGATTGGAGCGATCACAGGAGGAATGGCAGTGAGTATTCCCGGCTTTGATCCCGCTCGTGGTGTAGTTTTCTTAATCTCAAGCGGCTACCCATTTGGAAACGTCCCTTCCTATAGAATATCTGGAAATGTAATTACGTTTTTGCGAGACGGATCTCCAAATGTTACCTATGTCCTGCATGCGGTAATGTTCTCATGAGCTACGGTATCCTTGTTCGAGGGAACAATGGGCAAACAATTATCGATGACTCAAACCCCTGCATGCATATTGTTGAAGGTGGGGTGTATGGCGTTCAAGGAGCGGTGGAAATTGTTGTAAGCTACTCGGCGCCAATTAATTCGCCCTACGAGCCATATGTATACTTCTGTCCTAATGGGCCTCACCAGATTTATAGATTTCGACATCTGGGAGGGGCTGGGGCTTGGTCTGGATTTGCGTTTTACCAGTCTAGTTTCCAAGATACCGACCCGCCGGTATATGGAGGAAAGTGGAAGGCCGCAGCAGTCATGCTACCCCGTATAGGAGGGTGGGGCATGCATGTATTCGATGCTCAGTCGCGTGTCATGTTCGACAGTAATCGCGAGATTGTGCGGTTTGTTGGAGGGGCGCAGGAGTGGGAGTTATACGCACATAACCCTAATTGGCCCGGAGGTATGCACATGCAAACATGGGCACTTCCATATCCATATGGGTTGTCCACCTATTTTCTGGTGAGTCATTTTAATCTAAAGCATATCTATACTCTGGAACCCCCTCGTATAGGGTTCCTGTACAATTCCCGGGCCATGATTTTCGTCTCCTCGTTAGTTCCGGATGAGATCGGATTTAAGTTCAACTGGCCACTCATTGTTGTCGCGTAATTTGATGGAGGCTTAAATGGCATGGTATTCAACCGGCACCGTCGCGGTGACAGAAAATAGCCCGACCGTCACCGGCACCGGAACTCAGTTTTCTTCTAATGTCCGGGTAGGCGACGCCTTTATTGCCCCTGACGGGCGCTTCTACGAAGTGAGCAACGTCGCCAGTTCGACGGTCATGTCGATAAAGCCCAACTACCGGGGCAGCACGGCTAGCGGCCAGCCCTATGCGGTGGCGCCAATCCTGGGTTACGACAAGGAGCTGAGCGATCGATTCAACCTGATAGCGAACCAGTGGGGAGGGACGCTGGCCGGCATTCAGCCGTGGGCAACGGCACCGACGCCGGCCCAGGCGAGGAACTCGCTCGAGTTGCGCAGCGCCGCCCAGGCCGATATCGGTACAACGCTTGGAAACGCCATGCCGGTCGGCGCATTCGGGATTGGTTCTGAGCGTCCTGACCGAGCACCATCGATTCATCGTTATGCGACAAGCGTCGAGATATTCGATTCGACAACTGTTGACTCCGTGGCAACTGGCATTAGCAACGGATCTGTGTTGACGATCGGCTACGACGGATCCGACTTGCGAGGAGCGCAGATGTTTTTCGGACAAGTGCCGGCATCTACGGTCAAAGGTCGGTGCGGAAAATTCTCATCTGCCCCTATTTTCGAGTTCTACACGACTATAAACACGACGAGAGCAACCGACGGGACGCTTCGTGCTGCATCGCCGGTTGTGCGTATCGCCAACGTTGATGGGAGCTTGAGACCGGACCTCAACGAACTGGACTTCGAGCCTGCGGGGGCTTGGGGTGTAGCCAACGCAGAGGCCCGCGGCGTTACTGTTCAACGGCTCGCCGTTGGCGTCTACAAGGTCTCTGGTAGCCTGGGGCTAGCGAAAGAGGGCTGGCGCGTGATCGACCCTGCGTCTCCCGACGGCGGTCGCCCACTCGGTATCACTGACAGCGAACAGGCTGAGGATGGGACGGTCACCATCCAGCTCTTCAAACAGCGCTGGACACTCAGTGACGACGGCGAAATGGTGCTCGGGAAGGGCGCCCCACTGGATGTCCCGCTCAACAGTTGGATCGATGTCCGATTGTCGATGCCGGCACCTCCCGAGATGCAGCCCGAGACTCTATGACCAGCCCGCACTCTGCGGGCTTTTTTGTGCCTGGAGATCAGCATGCCTATCACTGAGCAGCAACTGCTGCAAATCCTCCCGAACGCCGGCCCTCGCGCCGGCGTTTTTGTTGGTGCGCTGAACCGCGGGATGACGCGCTTCGGTATCACGTCGCCTGTGCGAGTCGCCGCGTTTCTGGCCCAGATCGGCCATGAAAGCGGCCAGTTGACCCGCCTGGTGGAGAACCTCAACTACAGCGCGCGCGGCCTGGCTGCGACCTGGCCGATTCGCTACCTCGGCGCCGACGGGCAGCCCAACGCGTTGGCGCAGCGCCTGGCGCGCAATCCTCGGGCCATCGCCAACAACGCCTACGCCTCGCGCAACGGCAATGGCGACGAGGCCTCCGGCGACGGCTGGCGGTACCGCGGGCGCGGGCTGCTACAGATCACCGGCCGGGCGAACTACCGCGCCGCCGGCGCCGGGCTGGGCCAGCCGCTGGAGCAGGAACCAGAGCTGCTCGAGCAGCCGGAATTCGCTGCGCTGTCGGCGGCCTGGTGGTGGGCCAGTCACGGCTTGAACGACCTGGCCGACCGCGGCGAGTTCGCCGCCATCACTCGGCGCATCAACGGCGGCACGAACGGCCAGGCGGAGCGCCTGGCGCTGTGGGAGCGGGCGAAGAGGGTGCTGTCGTGATCTCCGCCCGTCCTTTATCGGTCGCGCTGGCCTGCCTGCTACTGCTCGGCCTCGGCGCCGCCGGCGGTGTCTGGCTCGGCGCGCGGCACTACCGGCCGCAGCTTGATGCTGCGCTGGCGGATCTGATCGCCTGCCGCGCCGCCAGGGGAGGCCTGGAGGACGCAGTGGCGGAGCAGGTCCGGCAGGTTGCCGCGCTGCGTCAGGCTGGCGAGCAGCGCGCCCGGGATGCCGCGCAGGCTGTGGATCGGGGACGGCAGCAGGCCGCGGAGCAGTATGCCGAAGCCCAGCGCCTGGTACGTGAGCGAACCGCCGGCGGGCAGTGTGCGGCCGCCGAGGCGGTCATTGATCAGGAGTTGGGTCTATGAGGGTGGTGCTAATGCTGGTGATGGGCGCGCTGGCGGGATGCGCCGGCCAGGTCGAGCCTGAGCCGCGCACGGTGCGCGTAGAAGTGCCTGTTGCGGTGCCGTGCCGAGTGCCGGCGGTAGAAGTGCCGGCCTGGGCAGCGGCTGGGCTGAAGAAGAGCGACGACCTACAGACCAAGGTCCGTGCGCTGCTGGCCGAGCGGCGGCAGCGGATTGGTTACGAGGCGCAACTCCTGGCTGCGAACCAGGCCTGTCAGAATTAGGAGTAGACTACGGCCTTTTCCTACGGAGCAGGGCGATGCTGGTCATTCGATTCAAGGGCTGGTCGGTGAAACTCGACCACCAGGTGGGTGGAGCAGGGAAGTTCGGCATCTGGTCATTCCACGGCTCGGAGAGCAGCTACGTCCCAGACATGCAGACGATTCTCCGGCATGCAGCGATCCGGCCGGCGGAGCCGAAGGAAAGCGGCGAAGTCGAGGTATTCATCTGCGACGCGCGCATGCCGCAGAATGAGTGGCGTGCCATAGGGACGGGCGTTGCTGCCTATGAGGCGGAGCGCTGAGTCTAACTCCGTCTGGGTGTGGATGTTGAGAGCTAGCTGTTTTGCTAGTGGTTGCGGTGTTGTTGGCTACCGAAACTGCGCGCTCGAAGCACGGAAGGAACGCCATGGATATCGAACGGACGCATATTCACAGCCAGCACGGCATCAACTTCAGCTTGGCGATCATTCGCCTCGAATGGGCGGAGCGCAGCCGGCTGCTTCACATGAAGTACTGTCCGTCAGTGAAAGCCAGTCACGCGACTGCTGATCTTGCGGTTGAGGTTTTCGACCGGATGCAGGCAAAGGACCGACCTTGCATACTGAGGGTTTTTGTCTCGCTGCCCCTGACCCGAGCTCAGGCTGACTCTCTGAACCAGCAGCGTGTCACCGTTGCTGGCATGGTCGGTATGCTTGCGGGTGTAGCCGGTAAACGCATCAACACTTTTGTTGGAGTTGGCAGCGGCCTTGCAGTTCGTTGGGCGACCCAAGAGAGTCTGCCGACTTACCACTCCGGTGATGTCGTAATCAGCGTTGAAGGGGAGGTGTCCGGCGGGATCGGGCCTCAGCATTCGGTCAAGTCGGAGATCGTCCAAAGCGCGGGAGAGCCCGCATGAATGATGTCATCCAGTTCGCCATCTGGACTGTAGTCATTGTTGCGGTCGGTCACCTAGTGCGCAACAGGGAGGTCCGTAAGTGGCTTGGGATCGCTGTGTTTGTTGCGGCTTGGGTGCTTATTCTTCGATTCTCCTCGGTTAAGTTGGCAGGCTTTGGTCTTGATATCTTGGGGATTTGCCTTGGCATCCTCGGGGTTGACCTTTTTTTTCGACGGGACAAGTTCTCAAAAGCAGATGAATGA